ATTAATATTATCTACTATTCTTCCATCTCTAGTAGCAACACCATTAACTTCAAAGAGAGTTCTCTCTTGATTTAAGAAGTCTTGTTCATTTTTATTCCACTGAGCCATGAATCAATCACTCCACGTTAAACTTTCTGGCCTGTATCTTTGTGAATTTTTAATTTTTAATGCGTTGGAAGATGCTGGATAAATGTTATGAACAATTGCTCCAGGATATTCTCCTTGAAGTTGTTCTGCTAACGCATTTTTATCGAGCATTTTACCTTCAACTTCCATACGATATAACTTACCCTGCCAAACTATATTAGCAAGAAAAGATTCAGTTGTTTGCTCTGGTTGAGCACTATTCATATAGAGATTTCCATTAAAATCTCCTGCTATATTTACACTCTCTGAAATAAACTCTTTAAAGGATTTCATTTTAGTTACAGTTCCAACGACGAAGTGCTTTGTTAATTCTCGAATCAGGATCTCTTGCGGTCTTTGCTGAAGTAAGTTTAGATTTCATTCCAGACATACGAGAGCAAAATGATTTACGTCTTGCTGCTCTTTTACCAGTTGGTTTTTTTTCAGTTACTGCAGTTTGAAGTTTTGAACCTGGATTCTCACGACGATATGCTTTTACTGCAGCAGGACTTAATCCATCAGTTTTATCTTTGCGATTTACTGATTGCCAATCTTCCATAAATTGACTGAAAGTTTTTGACTCCTTTCTAAGTTGTTGTATAGCATTATCATATCTTTCCCCACCTATGCGTGAAGTTTTTCTTTCACTATCAAGTGCCTTATCTACTGCGGGTTTAACAAACTTTTTCATAAGATAAGGAGCTGCCGCTGCAGCAGCAACACCACCAGCAACTAAAGCAGGAGCAATTTCATCAAGATTATTTTGTTCTACTCTCATTTCTCCACTATCAATATAATCAGCAGCAGAATCTAGATAATCTGCCGCTTTTGTAATTTTTGATTGAACCCATGCTTCAATATTACCCTCACCTTTCATTTTCTTACGAAGTCTTTTTGCTGCGGAGATGATTGTAGAAATTTCTGAGCGAGACATTGAATGCTCGTGGTCATATGATTCTGGAAAATTTCCAGGATGCACTGTAGCAATATTATACTTTCTTTGATTTGGTGAAAGTGGAGCAGGGAGAGAAAACATATCCCAATATTTTGGTCCATATTTGCATTGTGCTCTTGTTTCACATTTATCACATTTTGGACAATATCTAATCATTTCCATTTCTTCATTTGCCTTTACGCAACGATTATAAGTTTTTCCAAATAATTTTTGAGTACCTTTCTTTTTATATCCAGGCCAACATTTTTTTGCTTCACCAATAATAGTTTCCTCAGACTTCGTACCCCAATTATCAGCACCTACTTTACGACATTTAACAAGTGCTCCAGAAGCATATGCACTTGGCCAAACATCATATCTAGACTTTACTTTATAATAGCAAGCATCTTTTTTACCACTACCCTTTCCAGGTTTATCTTTAACTTCTTGTAAATCCATTTCTTCTTTCATTTTTTTAGGTTTATCTGTTGGAACATAAGTTGGTTTTGCAGCACCAGTTTTTTCTGGTTGATTTGGGTCTGCAGCACTTTTTCTTCTTTGTGCCGATATTCTTTCAGATTTTGTCATACTTGCTCTTTTATCTGAAGAAACACACTTAGGTGTTTCATCTTCTTCACCTTCTTCGCGGGCACAAGGTTCTCCAGAAATTACTTCAACCCAACCAGGTTTTCCTTTTTTACCTTTTGATTTAGATTGACCAAACCAAGCACGAATACCTTCTTCATTTATTTTTACATCTTTGAACTTTTTATGTTCTCTTTTAGCAGATGCTTCCATTTTTTTCAAACGAGTATAATAATCTGGAATTTCATCTAAATGTTGAAGAGCAATTTCTTTTGCCAATTTATGATTTTTAGTATGCTCATGTTCGATTGGTTCTCCTATGTCCAATTGCTTCTGAATAAATGAAACATCCATACGATGCTTCTTAGCAATTTCTTCAACTGTTTTGAAAGGTTTAAATTGTTCTTTCAATTTCTTTTTACGCCCTTGACAATGAGATTTCTGAGAAAATCCTTTTGGATTGTCGCAATCAATACTTTTTTTATATTTGTCCGACCAACCCATTGGGATACTAAAATTACTCTTTATTATTTAGAAAACCTTGTTTGAGTAATTTTGAGAGTTCTGATGTAGATCCAACAAAAACGGCGTTATTTGTTACATTGTTAGTTGTTTTAATGGACTCATCTTCAACATCTTTTAATTTTTTCTGCAAATCTATAAGTTTATCTGTAACATCACCAACACTTTTAATAAGTTGTCCAGCAACTTCATATGCTCTTGGACTTCCACCTTCACCAGCAAGTTCCATTATTCCATTAATTGCTTCTTGCCCCTTTTCAATTAGTGAATAAAGATTTGCTCTAGTATATTCATAATCTTTTTTAATATCATCCGTTTTCAGAGGAGATATATTTAGTTCCTCTTTTACTTTTTCTACCTCAATAATATTACTTTCAATATTAAGAGCAGAATCTAATCCATCAAATGTGTTACCCATACAATCTTAAATATCTATTTGTTGTGTTGGACTGTAAGTTTTTGAATCTTCAAAACTTTGCCAAACTTCATTAAATCCAAAATCATCTTCTGGTTCTGCATCAATTGGATCTGGAGTCGCAATATATCTCATCTGTCTCTTTGCAGTTAAGGTATCTGTTCCAGTATAGAGATCAACTTGTACCTTGCGAATAAGACTATCCGTAGAGTCTGCAATTGGACCAAACAGATAAGTTTTTGCTGTAAAATTGAGGGTATAAATTAATACTCTTCGCGTAGAAAAATCTCCTTCATAATCGTCAGTAAAGGATATATTATCCAATACAATAGGAATGTCTCTCTTCTCACCAATGGAGTCTATTAAATCTACAGTTAGATTAAATGATGGTTGAAAATATGGAAGTATTTGCTCAACTATTTGTAAAGCATCATCTTGCAACTTAGTCATTATATTTAATTGAAATCCAATATTGTATGGAACTGGAAGATAAACTTTTTTTAAATTGGTGCCATCAGATGCTTTAAAAGTTTGCGTAACATTTGCTTTTCGGGTAGCATCATATTGAATAGATGTCATTTCAAAAGACATTCTAGGAAGAGTAATTGCTACAGGTTTATTTAAATCTGCTTGCTGTTGCAATCTTGCAAGAAATTTTTGCATTGGACCATATGCCAATGACACCCTCATTTCATCATAAACATTTCCTTGAGCATCCAAATGTTTTATAAAAATTTGATTAAAAACTGTTCCAAATGCAATAACAGTTTTTCTAATAATTTGATGGTAGTAATAACTTCCTAGCATTAATAATTACCGAATGGATTTGACTCTGAAAAATCAACAATTGTATCTGCTTCTAATTCTATTTGATCATTATCTTCATATTTATCTTCAAATTTTGCTTCCTCTATAAAGTCAACACAATATTGGGCAGATGAACCTGATCCAACTATAATATCTGCCGGTACAAAATTGCCATTTGTTGTACCAACTTTAAGAATGTTTGTATTTTTATTCCAAGTTTTAACTCTTGCAGTGGCTTGAGAAATTGAACCAGTTACCACTTCATTAAATATAAAAGTTCCTATACCAGTAAGAATCGGTGGTTGTGCAATTGTAATCACTGGATTTGATGTATATCCAATTCCAGCATCGGACAACAAAACTCCAACAACATTTCCAGTTGTGCTAATTGAAACTCTACCAATCGCAGTTATTGCTAAGCCTACTGTTGGGTTTGCAAATGTAATTGTAGGTTCTATTGGATATCCAGATCCGATTTCTGTAACTATTACACTAGAAATTCCCACATATCCGGTAACCAAGATAGATTCAGCTGTAGCACCAGATCCACTACCTCCGGTTATTGTTACTGTGGGTGCTATTGTGTATCCTGCACCGGTATTTGTTAATAAAATTTCTTTAATCGAATAGACATCTCCAACTGAAGTTGTAATTGCAACAGCTGTGGCATTAACTCCACCAGAGGGGGCAGATGATATTGCTACAATTGGAGTTGACGTATAATTATATCCATCATTAGTCAAAATAATTTTTCTAATATATCCAGTAGTAGTAGAAGCAATTCCAACTGCTTGTTGACCTGATGATATCAATTGAAGTTTTGTGATATATCCAACATTTTCTAGTGTAGAATCAATTTCTTCAACAGTTGTATTAATATTATTCCATCCACCCATTTCATCTTCATATTCAAATAGTTCACATTTTAACTCATAAACATATAACTTACCTAGTTGATAAAAATTAACTTCGTGCTCTACAAATTTAACTTCAAATATTCTTTGCCCTAATGGAAAATAAATTATGTCTCCTTCTCTGGGTCTTGTTGAAACTTCTACCTCTTCTTCATCCATTGTTTCTAAAAATGGCGATATAAAGTCTTCAAATCTTTCTTTTGAAATAATTAAACTCAATTCGTCTTTCAAATTCATTCCAAATTTTGATAAAATATCACCCTGACCAGAATAACCATCAAAAGTATTAACATAAGCTTCAATAGCAAAATTATCATCAAACTTAGATGCACTTATCTCTCTAAGTATAGTTTCTTTTCTGACAAATTTTCTTGGAATATAAATTACTTCTACACCATAAATTTTCAATTGTTCATTAATTAAATTTTGTATAAGTCTTTGTTCTCCTGGAGAACCTTGTAGAAAAAAGGGATTAAGTGCCATTATTATCCAATAAAATCGTAAGGTGGAAGTTCATAATCCATTGCCATTCTTTGTCTTATGTCTGATAATTCTCTTTCAGCATCTTCATATATTTCTCTACCATTTAATTCAATTCCTCCTGGAAGTTTAACTCCTCTAAATTTAATTAAGTTTTGTCCCCATTGTCTTTTAATTAAAGAAGTTAAGTATACCTTTAAAAAACTATCATTATAAACTTTTGTAAAATCATTAGGATCTAAAATTCTATAGCAATCAATTATAATATAAGTGTCATCAGATTTTGCCGCCCAATCTATATCTAAATATAATCTATTTTGCCTTTTATTAAAACGAATTTGTTTATCTGTAGTAAGTAAGAAATCAATATCCTCTAGATAAGTTTTTACCATCGAATATTGTAACAACTCGACTGAATTGAAATAATATAAATCATTAAGAAATAATTGATATTTAATGCTAAACATTCCAGAAGAAATTGAACTGCTATCAAATTTAAAAACTTTTTCAATTCCTATAACAGAGTCGGGTACTTGAACAAAATTTGAATTCTCATAAAATGTAAAAGTAGTAGATCCTATTCCACTAATATTTGCAGTTCCTGTTGTTGTAACTATACCAACACCGTTTGCAGGGTCAGCTGTACCCCTATCTAAATCTTGCTGAGTTACTTTGTATTTAAGATACATTCTCTCGACACCATCAAAGTGCCTCTCTTGAAAGTATTGCAAAGCGTCATCAACTAAATCGTCTATTTGGTCATCATCAACATTGATTTCTAGAACAGGAGCTCCCAATCTTCTGAGACAATAATCAATTAATTCTTGTCTTGTTGCTGGTTTTGCCATCAGTAAGTACCTCCATCTATTGTATTTGACCAGGTGGGAACATCACTATTATCTGTTGTCATTATATAGTTAGTATAATCAATTCCATTTGACGGACTATTTGTAGAAACAATCAATCCAGTGGCATCAAAATAGGGAATTCCATATGTATAATAAGGTCCGTAATAAAGACCACCAGAAACTGTCGCTATACCTGTAATAATAGCATTTCTAGCAGTAAACTCATCAAATACTAAATCATCACTAACATACAAATCACCATCAACATATACATCATTTTTAAAAGTACTTACACCAACAAACGTAGAAATTCCACTTACGTAAAGTTCTCTTATTGATCCAATACCGCCAATTACATTTACTGAGTTAAGTGCATTGCCAGCAGATCCAGAAATACTGGAAACTACTTTAATAGAATTTTGCTGCCCTACCCTAACTTTAATATCGGACATTATCGAGTAACTCCCTCTGTTACAAGAACCATTCCCTCTAGTACTCTATTTTTTATACCAGTAAGTGATGTAATTACAACATCATAAATATATCTTCCTGGTTTTATAGATGTTGTTTGATTTGCACTTAAACTAAGTTGTATAATACCATCTATAGGTGGAAAAACAATTTCTGCAGAAAAAGTTACAGATGAAGAACTACCTGCCCATTTTCGCATCTGAGATTCTACAGTGTATCCTGTTAAATCAAAAGCGGAGTTTGTGTCAGATCCTTCCAAAGTAAAAGATTGACTGAAGTCGGATCCAGAGTTTATGACTAGATTATTTACGTATACTGCAGCCATCTATTCTTTTAAACTCTACTTTTTATTTATATTTCAAAGTGTCCCTAAAGATTTAATAACCTCTTGCTGTTTCAAATATAACTTGCAATATAATTTTGAAAAATTTTTAAGCTGTTGATAGTCCATTTCATCAATAAGTCTTGAATGTTTCTCATACTCAAATAATTTATCGATACTATCGAGAGTAATTTCATTTGGATCCATTGGATATCTCCTTCAATAAAGATTTAATTTCATCTAGGTCTTGTTTGATTTTTTCTATTTCATTTTTTTGCTCATTTCTTTTATTTAAACTATTAACATATTGACTATACGCATTACTATCACAATTTACTATTGCTCCAGACTTTTCATCACGATATAAATTTGGGTGTCCCTTTACTGGTATCATCATCTTATTGCAATACATCTCAAATCTTTAAATCTTGGTGGATATGCCTGATTTGTTGACGACATCACGATTTTAATTGTAAACCCACTAAATTGTCCCAAATTATTTGCAGAAAATTCATATTCCAAAAATTGATTTCTATTACTTGCGGGAACAAAAACATCGGGCAATCCACTATTATTTGCAGGATCTATTACATCAGGATATCCATCATTATTATTATCAATTGTTAAATTGTCATATCCAGGAAACAATTCAAATGATTGATCAACTTCGCTAGAATCTGCTCTTATTAAACTATAGAGAACTCTAAAGTCTGCAGAAAAATGTCTATATGCTGAGAGAATGACTTTAAGTGACGCTGCTGGTTGAGATAATCTTATTGTATTTGAAATATAAGTTGCAACATGAGGATCATCGACGATAGAGTTTACTCTGCCATCCTGAGAATAGTTGGATATTGGAGAATTGATTCTATTACTATGAAAATCTGTAAAAGAAGAATCTAAAAATATTTGAGGGGAAACATATTTATTTGTTGATGATAGAGTAATAGCTGTTGTAAAGGATTTGTTTCTGGGAAGATTAGTTAAAAATGCATCTTCATTTACTTTAGACGCGACAATTCTACTTGAAGACAATGTATTTAAAGAATTCAATTGTATATCTTCATATCCTAAATCTTGGAATGAAATTTCATTACCACTACTGCTAGTTCCACTAATTGTTCTAATTCTTGCAGATAGAGATGTTGCAGGACTTGGAGACGCCGCCTCGAAATATGGTATGATTGCATCATATTGAATATTTTCTGATGCAAAAACTTTAGATCCTCCTGAAGTTATTTCGGATGAGAATGACATTTGAGGATATCCTGCGGGTGTGTTGTCAGAACTTCTATTAATACCGTTCGAAGTTCTATCAATTTGAATATAGTATCTATCAATATCTAGTCCAATGTCACTAATATCATGAACTGCATTAATTCTTCTCAAAGAAATGCCATTAAATTCATACTTATACACAAGGGTGTTAGTTGAGTGTGGAATAGAAAGTGTAGATGATTGTCCTCTAACTACAGTTTCTAAAGTTCCGGAACCAATACTTTCATATCTAATAATTTCGTTTTCAATAATTGCATATCCTGGATTTGTTCCACTTACTAAATTTCCTTCAAAAGTTGTAAAGTTTGAAGTGTTTGCAACCGAAATAGATGTAGCAGACGCTGTAATTGCTTGTGATAAAGTTGTGGGTGTTGTATTGGGTACAATACCACTAATTGCAACTTGGTTATTTGCAGCATACATTCCGTGATTAAAATGATTTACCCTAACAAAGTTTCCACTATAAATTGATCCAACCGGTGTTGAACTGGTAATATATGTGTTTCCTAGAGAAACCGAATTATTAGAAGAATCGAAATAAACTAGATTTGCGGTTCCATTTGAAGTAAATGATTCTCCCTGTACATTACTTAGATATAGTGTATCGATACCACCATTATTTCCAGTAATTGTAATTCGAGCATTCATACCACTGTTACTTGAGACTGAAGAAGTTACAATACCAACAACATCACCAACTGCATATCCATTACCTGGATTTACAATTGAAGCGGCAGTAATCGCTCCAGCAGAAGCTGTTATATTTAATGTAAGACCAGATCCACTTCCAATAATATTATAAGTTGAAACATTAGTGTCCGATACATAATTAAAACCTGATGTTGTAACTCCAACTGAAGAAGCTGAGCATCCAGTGCCTACAATATAACCATAGTTGTATGTTTTTGTGCTTTCACTAATTTTTCTACCAGTAGTTAGAATTCCTACCATTGTAGAATTTGTTGCAGTTGTAATACCAACACTTAATTTTCTTGGGAAAACTGTCAAAGGATTATTCTGGAGATTTGGAATATATCCATTACTTTCATTAAGTGTGGGGTTATAGAAGAACGCAGTAGCTGGAGTATTTGTGACAAAGTTTGCTCTATAAAGAGTAAACTTCATATCTTGATATTGGTCTGCAGTCCAAATAGATCCATTTTGAGATTTAAACAAACTTCCCATAGCAAATTGTTGAGTATACAAGACTGATTCAGAATCTGGAAGATTTTTAGATTGAATAGTTTTTTTGCCCATTTCTGCAATAAAAACTTCATATTCAACACTTTCCGGTGCCAGAAGAACCAGAGCATATTCGAGCCCAGGAGCTAGATAAATTGGATAATCAAAGACAGCTTTTGTTGCAGCAGTTGCATCATCTGAAGTTTGAATTTGATCTGGTCTCAGAATTGCAGGATTTCCAACAACTACGGTTGTTGGCGTTCCTAATGCAACAGTTCTTATCTCAACTGTGAGGGGATTATTTCCACTATCTTTTTTGTAGAAAAATAAATCAACCTCTGTTAAAAATCCACCATTTTGATCGACAGTAAAGGTTTGTGCAAGAGGATCTTTTCCACCTCCCCTATTTTGCTCAGGAAATTGAGTCTGTTCAAAGTTAGTTGTTACTCTAGTTATAGTTGTAGTTGTTAATCTATTTGTGGTTACTGTTGTTGTATTTGTAATTGTTGTTTCATATAATTCCAACGTTCCCTCAGAAACATAAGTTGTTTCCGCAGCAGAAATAGTAGTACTTCCAGCAACTGCTGTTTGATTTGTTGGACTTGATGAAATTTTATAAGTTTTTGTGCCAGTATTAATTCTTACATCCGGTGCTGGACTAGTATTAGGATCTCTAATAAAGAAAGATCCTATTAAATCTCCAAAATTATCTGATATTAATCTAAGATCTTTTACGTATGCTATAGATCCGCTTGTTTGTCCTACAAGTTTTGCTCCTTTTACTAGATATCCAGAATAAAGACCCTGTGCTTCTTCGGATAGTGCGTAAGTATCAATATTTAAAACTTTTGATGAAGCACTATATGCATCAGGAATTGATTCACCCCTCGAATATGGATTGACATTAAATTTAGATGTCGGTGCATTGTAGGGACCATACTTATGAGACGGCATTGCTACTCTAAAGGAAATTATTTTATTATTTTGATTATCGTAAGCAATTACAGTTTCTCCTATAGAAAATGCAGATGATGCGCCATTGTTTTCCAGAGATTCGCTGTTTGCAATTTCAATTAGTTTTGGAATAAAATCTATAGATCCATTTCCATCTAAAAATTGATAATATCTAGTATATGGTTTTAAACTTGCAATCGAAAATTCTGTATTCCTAGATCTCATGTATTCTTCTGCACGAGATTCCACTAATCTTGTTGAACTGGTGCTTCGAGTTGAAGAATTAGTGGTTTCTGTTACAGACTGAGAAAATTCAGTTGAAAGTTCAGTTCTACTTGCATTGCCCCCATTATCAATTCGATCTGTTCTATCAGCTAAAACAGTGTTATCTCTTTCAACTAAAACAAAATCTGTAACCGAAATAGTTTTATTTGGTAATTGTACAGTTCTTACCCAATTGTCTCTTTCCGGAGTCAGTTTTATTGATCCCCTGTAAGAAATTACATGAAATGGATTAACATTTTCTACTTGAGTTGCCAATGGTTGTTCAATCCATTTTTCAGGATTATATTTTAAAGTAACTGTATTACCTGTTTTTTGAACATTAGCGTCTATTAAAGAATAATTAGTAGAAAGATCAATTTCTTCGTTTGTTATATTAAGTGCTGGAGCAAGATAATTTTTGAGACTATTTCTTGCAATGATTGGTCTCATTTCTTGCAATTGTGGGTCTATTTCAAGGAGTGAAAAATTTAAATTTACTCTTTCATAGTCTTTAAAATCATCCACAAAAAATCCTGTTTTAAATCTATTAAATCCTTCAGAATCTTGAACCTGTAAAGTTTGAGTGCTTAATTCTAAAAGAGATAAAGAAGTAACTCTTTCAAGATTTTTAACTCTGTTTTCAATGAGACCAATGTCTCTCATTGTATATCTTCTATTATCAACCAAAGATAAAGTAGCATTTTTTGGATTATACAAATACGGTGGTAGATTAATTGTTGCAATCTCCATTACATCATCTATTTTAACTGGTGATTTGGGATTTGATGAAGAAGTCCCTTCGACATAGGTAAAATCGCCATTTTTATCAAGATAAATTTTGTCTATTCTACCAATATAGTAATCATATCCAATAATAGTGTTTTCATTCGGAGTTAAGTTTAATTTAACAGAAGAACTAAAATTTCTACTTGAAAAATAAAATGGGGAAGAATTAAATGTTGTAAATACAGATACTCTAGGTCTAAAATCAAGAGTGTCTGATGCTCTTACTTGATTGGAACCAAGTAATGGAACATCTTCAGAAAATTGTTCTTTATTGTAACTTAATACAGTAAATACATCCCCATTGTCTGTAGATGGGACAGTAAAATGATCAAAAACAATTAAAAGTCTTCTAGAAGGTTCTGTCTCACCCTCATTTCTTACAATTTTGGAATAATCATAATACTGATTTTTTTGTCCTTTATCTAATTTAAATCTATTTGTGACATCATTATAACTTCCAAAAGTTATGAAATCTATTTCTCCAGTAATATTCGATTCTTCAAATGTAACGCTTTCATTAGTTAAGAATCTATTTGAATTTAAAAATACAATGCCTACACTGTTTGTTGATCTTGTAACTACTCTGGCTACACAACCACTCTCAGAACCAATGATATTTTCTCCAATAATTGCGTTTCCACCAATATTCAATATACTACTAAATGATATCGTATCCAAAGATGGATTTGAAGTGTTTAACGATTCATAAACTGCTAAAACTTTTGCAACATCCGGATAATTAAGAGAAATTTCTTGATCTTGAACTCTTAATCCATAATACGGATTATACTGTAAACCATCATTGATAGAAGTGCTAATTCCAGTTCCAGACTCTAAATATTTTGAATATATTACATTGATTGTTTGACTTCTATTATATTCCTTTTCCTTACTTTGAACCCCATTTTTAATAAAAGTTGCATTGATAGTAGAGGTAGTTTTGCCAGATGTAAGGTTCGATAATGTAACTTGATTATTAGATAATGAAAATTGATCTGCTGTCAAAGACTGTGTGGTGCCATCGGTATAGTGAACAGAATAGCGTTCTTCATCAAAACCTTGAAATAATGCAGTTGTTAATCCAGAAGGTAATGAAAAATCAGAAACCGATAAAACGATTGGACTACTTGAAGACTTTGCACTCGTTGACTGAGCACTAAAGGTTAAAATCGAACCATTTAAATCAATTGATGACAAATTAGAATTAGGAACTTCAGCATATAAAAATCCCTTTTCAAGGTTTCTAATTGTAGGTGCGCCAATACTGAAAGATATATTTGTGGAAACACCAATCGCACCATTACAAACACCAGTTACAGTTGCAATACCCACGACTGTCATTGAGTCGCCGGTTAGACTGATACTAGTTACTCTATTAAAGTTTTCTACAGACCCTGTTGAAGTTTGATATCTGATAATACTTCCAGGTTTAATCGCATTAAAAAACTTTCCTGGAGAAGTTACTACGCCACCGGCACTAATGTTAACAGTATCGGATGCATTAAATCCAATAGGAAGTTGGTTGTTTAAAACAGAGTCGCCCATAAAGGCAATGCTAAATCCTGATACTGCAGTTGATTGATAAACTTGCTTAATATCTTCGCTATCATATATTATGATATTTGCAATTGATCTTGGATATAATTCCAATCCATTAATTGTAATTTGCTCACCTTTTATGAAAGTTCCGGAAGTTTGGCTTAGATTTAGCGTAGTTGTTCCATCTCCAGCAGAAACTGCATATCCACTAGCGCCACTACTTTTTCCCTTCACAAATGAAGTTGAAGGTAATTGTGATGAATTTAGTGCTTGATTTAAGGTTAACGTTGTGTATGTTTGTACGTCATAAAGATATAAATCCCAGTTAGAAGATGCTGAAGAATATGCAGCATCGGTTAATCTAAAATTGTAAACTCTTGCATCTCCAATTTTAGTTGTTGAACTGGGATTTCCAGATACACTTCTTCTGACCGAATGAAGCTCTACAGATTCGTTTTGTTTTGGAGATCCGGTTGTATTATTAATTCTTAATAAATTTCCCATTTCGAATGGGATACTTACGTTTCTTACATTTTCTGTTTCTCTAGGTTTTGATACATCTAAAATTGTAGTAGAAACTTTTTCAATATCATATCCCCTAACATATGCTTTACCAGGAGATAATTTAATACACATTAAATCATCTGATGGTGTATTTCCACTTTCGGTTTTTTGATCTTCAAAAAATAGACCATTATTTCCTAGTCTATCATTTAAAGAATTGTGTAAAGAAACTTTAAATGGAGTTACTGAGTAATTTCCAGACTCATCAAAAGTTCTCTGTGCCAAATAATCTTTGATTAAAGAATATTGAGTATTTGTGTTTAATTTCTTAACTTGACCAGCATCTAGTCTAAGAAGTTCAATAAAATCTACATCAGTGTCTACACTATCAATTGTTTTTTTAGTTAAAGACAGACCTATTTTAAATCTATCTGCTCCTGGAGCTGCATAGTTAGTAAATCCTTTTGCATTATCATATAATGAATCATCTTCTTTTGCAGTAATAATTTCTTCAGATACTTTAAGACCTACTCTATAGGATGGTGTGTTTGTATAATAATCAAGAATAATCGTTTGCTTTGAAATATTTACAAAAGAACCTCTTACGAAATAAATTCCAGTGTCAATAGAAACGGCAGACCCAACTGCAGTTGCATCAGTAGAAATAAGTGATGAAAATGGATTTCCTGCTACAATAGTAGTATTTCCATATACTATATTCTCATTTGAAAATAATGATTCTCCGTTTTGAAAAGGTGTTATTGTAAAATTTTCTCCAGAATCATTGTATTTTACGTATAGAGTAATATATTCTAAATCATTAACCGAATCTGGTATTTCTATTTTTTGAATAACTCCAGTTACTCCTGAAATTTGTCCTGTAATTTTTTTACCTAAAAATTGATTAATGTAAAGTGAAATATTTACACCAAGATTAGTAGAATTTAATTTAACAGCATTAAACTGAGGATCATATGTTAAGTTACCAGGAATTACTACAGATCCCTCTTTAAAAATATGACTACCAAACGACTCAATTTGGTTTTGTAAAATTGATTGAATGTTATTTAATTCTCTCGCTTGGATAGGTTTTCCTGGATTAAAAAGAACTTTATAAAAATTCTTCTCAGCATCAAAATCATCAAAATAAGGATTTACATTTAAATTTGTTTTTTGTGCCATTGGTTAAAATTCCAGGATAATTTTAATGTCTTCTTTTTGTCTAATGTTGCGAGATACGAGAGGTCTATTGTCAATATAAATTATGTCCCCCGTTTTTTTATTTATTTCGGGATTAGCAAGACCATTTGAAAATACTACTCCCAAATTAATAATAGAATTATTTACAGTAGTTGTAATTCCGGAAAAAGAAGATATTTGTCCAGAAAATCCACTTGTCGCCCCATTTACGTTACCTCCTGCGGAACTAAAATTAATATTTACATTTGCTTGTGTTGAAATTCCAACATAGTCTGTCTGATCATGAGTAGATCCATAATATAAAGATCGATCTCTAAAATACTTTAAAACTTTTGTATCTGAATCATATGAGGCCACATAACCTACAGCAACTCCTGTAGAAACTGTTTGAGTAATTTTTTCTCCAACTTCAGGTAAAAAAGAATTAATCGATTCAAATTGCATGGCAAATAAACCAGAAAACTCTCCTCCACTAAAAGTCTCTGTAGAAATGAAAGATGTTGGGTTTTTTAAAATTCCAATCTGGCAAAATTTTGTATTCGTTGGAAAATCTCTAGTCGAATCGTCAAATCTTGCATATATCATTACTCTATCAGCACCTAACTCTTTATATAAATCAAATCCATGCCCTCTAGATGGAGGTATAATCGGGATTAATTTTGCAGGATTGCTAATCGTTCCTCCTGGTTGTAGAGGACCTAAATCAACGATTCCATATGTATATCCAGCACCTCCAGTTGTCACTGTAGTATCTGTAATTTCTCCATTACTGTTTGTCTGAACAAATACTCTACCTCCAGTTCCATTTCCCAAGATATCTACTTCACCTGAGGTATAGTTAGATCCAGCGTTATCAATATAAACTGTTTTAATTTGATTATTGTTTAATGAAGAGTCTCCATTTTCTCTTACTGCAACAATTTCAGAATCGGTGGATGTTTCCCAATTATTTGGCACTGTTATATACTCTGTGGAATCAAATTTTATAATGTCTGAAGGTGTAACTGTAAAAAGATATTTCCAAACGTATCCATCTTCTCCCGTTCCAGCTACTGTAGGTTCTAAATCTGTAGTAGTTGGTTCATATTGTGATTGATTTCCGGTTGTATTAATTCCACTAGATCCATTTTGTATACATATGTATACTTTATAGTCTCTGTTTATCACATAATATTCCGAATCATAAAGTCTTGATTTTTTAGAAACTGAGGATAAATTTTCAACACTATAATCATGTCTATACATATCATATTTTTTACCTCTTACCCAATCAATTCTTTTGACAACTCTTCTTATGTTTGAAGAAGTAACTTTTTTTCCAAAAAGAAGAGTATCTTCATATTGAGTTAAATAATCCAAATTATCTGTAGGATTTGGAACTACACCATTTGTTATACCGGGACCATCCCAGTTTACATTTCTTGCAAATCCAGTATAAATGTTCGGGTTAGTAAGACCAACCCACACATAATAAGAATTAGAAGAATTATCTACTGATTCTATGAAATTACTAGTATTTAAAATCCTAAATTGATCTGTTACAAGTGCAGACATCTATATAATTCTTTTTTTTATATTTATATCACATTACAGATCCTTTTTTAAAGATCCGTTACTTCTTAACCCATATCCTCTTCTTTGAATGGTTGGATATGTTGATAGACCAGCACCATATCCCAAAGTAGTAATTCCAATGCTGGATGTATATCCAGTTACTCCTATTGATATTGGTGAATTAGATCTGGAAAATCCTGATAATCTACCCCAAGACAATCTGCCGACAGGATATTTAAATGTCCCGGTAGTTGCAATTCCAACCACAGATGTATTAGATGCAATGTTGCAAGTTATGATTCCTGAAGACGAATTAATTGCATTAATCTGATAAATGTTATTTAAGAAAGATGTGCTAATAGAAACAATATCAGTGTTACTCGTATTAATAGATGTCACACCTTGCCCAACAGAAGTCTCAGAAATATAAACAGGATATCCAACTTGCAAATCTGGAAATGAGAATGGAACTCTATCTAATGTAAACTTAAGTGCTAAAGGAACTCCAATTCCATCTGCGGTTTCAATACCAATAATGGAAACATTATATCCATCTACATTTGATATGTCAGTAATGATTTCATATTCTTCATTAGAATCATTTGAAAAAATAAAAGCATTGAAGTTAATTTGTGATTCATTTTCATAATTAAATAAACTAGTATCATCAACAAATAGTTCATTTGTTGAGTTATTAAAATCTCCAATAATGTTTGCTGTGGGATAAATTTGAGATTCTAGAGAGTCTCTTGATTTTGAAATCTTTTCACCATTGAGTATTAGGTCTGTTTTTTGTTTGGTCCAATATAATGGTTTTATATTAACGGAATCAATTCCTTGATTTGTGTATAAATTGGTTTCAACCCTATCGGAGGAAGAAATATCATAGATTATTCTCTTGTCTTGGGTAATTGTATTTTGAATATTTGCATTATTGCTAAAAATTTGTATCGTGTCACCAACTTTGACGGTCTCTATTATATTAGTTTGAATCGTATCTTGATTTCTTGTACCACGATAGAAAAATATTGATATGTTGTCTTCAGGTTCAGGAGCAACGGAGAATGTAAATGAAGTTCCACCACTAAACTGGTAGGAAACTCCAGGTTCTTGTAGAACTCCATTAATAAAGATAAGAAGAACAGAGTCTAAATCAATTAATTGTGAATCCGGATCGTTTTCATCAATTTCAAAACTAAGAAGTTCTGAATTATAAAAAAGTGGAAATCTAATTCTTATACCATCTTGATATTGCTTAACAGAATCAATATAATCTAATTCACCAAACTCCCAAGCAGAGAAAGAATCTGTAAATACATCAAGTACAGTCAGTTCAAATTCGCTTATTGGTGATGAGAGACCTTTTGCAGTTACTAATCCAACAGGTTTAAATCTATCACCAATTTTGAATCCATATCCATTTCTAGTAACATTAAATGTTTTTACTTCAAATAAAGTAGATCCAATTCCTGTAGATGTTGAACTTGCACCAACTTCTACATTCAACAAAAGACCAACTCCACTATCAGTCGTTAATCCAATTCCTGTTCTAAAAATTCCAGTTACTGGTAAATTTTCATATGATGGTGAAGAAATGTTGATCGTTGGATTTGTATATCCTGCTCCTGGATTAACCACATTAAATGATAAAGTTCCACCAGCACCTACGTTTGCTGTTATAACTGCTCCAGTTCCAGTATGTCCACTTTCTGTTATTGCAACCGAGACCGGATGTCGATATCCAGATCCGATAATATCCATTGTTCCAATTCCAATTGCAACAATAGTTCCACCAGCACCAACTATAGCAGTAACAGATGCTCCAACAAGGGGTGCTATACCTAAACCTCCAGTAAATCCAAGAGATACAATTACACCTCCGCGAGGAAGTTGATTTTGATTAACATCAAATTCTGATGAAAATAGTGTGCCATTAGTTGATGTTATTCCAGTAAAAATAATTTTTGTACTGCCAGAAATTTCTGATATTGAATAATTATTTCCTTCATTATTGGTGGATGTAGGAGACTGGAAAATATTATTAATAAACACAATTCCATTTCCACCAGAAGTTCCTAATCCAACAGTGTTTATTCCTTGAGATGTTAAAGTAAAAGTTTGACCGATACCTGTAAATTGATCTGAAATATCATCATATATTTTATTTGCAGAATAATCTTCTCTAAGGAATACTCTTCCACTAAATAAAGATCGTTCTCTTGGCAAATTAAATTCGTTTGTGCCTAGTAAATCTAAAGAGTTTCCTCTAGGAGGTTCTGTAAAATATATTTTATTTTGAGCAATATTATATGTTCCTTTATAAATTTGTGCGATTGAAGTGTCGGTGTGCAATCCTGCAACAGACCCCACAAATCCTCTCTTAACTTGTACGAGAGGAACGTTCCCAGTAAATGTTATTGGACCTGCATTTGTTGTGCCAAATCCAACATTTTCTACTAACATATATTCATCATTAACATTGAGTATGTCAGTTAGACCAACAGAACTGATTCCACTTAAAGAAAATATTGTAGATGCTGCTCCAATTTGTCCACCATTTCCAGATAGTATATAAGATATATTTGAATATGATAAAGGACTTTGTGCAACATTATTAATTGTTATTAGAGTTTTTTCATTTTTTTTACTCATTTCTAATTGATGAGCATTTCCAGAACCTAAAGATGTAAATGTAACCCCTATTCCTAGAGTTGCATACTCTTTTCTTGTAGAAATTTTGAATGAGTCGTTACTAAGTTTAATAGCATAAACAACGTCTGGCAATATTGTAGTAACCACACCAACATAATTTTCAGTTGCACCAATTCCCAATGCAGAAGTTTGAATTCCTATAAAAGTTGATTTTGGTGTATAAATTAACTCTTCTCCAGTATTAAAGAAATGATTTGAAATTGTAAAGACTCCAGTTGTTGGATTCAAAATATCATTATTGGATGGATCAAATGTTTTCATAAAAATTGGCACACCATCGTAATTTGCTTCAAAATCAAATTTATTGATATTAGGAGAGTTAGCTCCGAAATATTTTGAAATTTTAACAGACTGTTGAATAGGACTATAATCTAAACTAGGTGGATTATTAACAGTGTCTAAATCTGTATAAAAATTTTCACTAAATGAAAGTATTTCAATATTTCCGGAAAGTGCCGAATCTGCATAAAATTTAACTATAAAATTATTCCCAGACAATTCTGCCCCAAATGTCCCTATTCCAGTTGTACTTCCAACTGATAAAAATGGGTATTGAAGTGAATATGCATTACTTCCATCATTAATTGCCATTACTTGATGCAATGAACTTGTTTGACCAAATGCAACCTTAACTACAGATTTTGCTGCTGTAAATAATGATTTATCTAATACTAAAATACTAGTAGATCCTGAAGAAATATTGTTAAATCCAGATTCAAATGTAATAGTTCTTTCATTTCCATTTAATTGTCCTGGTAACTTAAATCTATAAGTACCAATACCAAGTGCGGTAGTCCCAAATCCAACATTTTTAGTTCTAACAGTTATTGTTTCTGATGAAGTATTTGTATAATCTAAAGATAAAATTCCACCACTAATAGATGCTCCAAAAGATCCAATAAAATTAGAACTCGTTTCTGATACATCATCATCAAAATAATATTCACTAATATTTGTATTTGTCCCATCATGTGTCAAATAAATTTCAACATAGTTCATAATTGAACTATCATTATTTAAAATATGAATATTAGAATAAATTGCAGAATACTCCGATGCATTTAAATTAAAAACAGAAGTTGTTATTCCACTAGTTACAATTTTATTTGCCGATATTAGATCAATAAATCCAACATTTTCAGTTGTTCCAATTCCAGATTTAGAAGTAAAAGTATCTTGTAAAATCTTAATATCAAAATCAGAATTGTTTATATCTTTAGGATTAAATCTTAGTAAAAAATTTAAAGAATCGTCAACATATCCTTCAATATTTGCTAACAAACTTTGATCGCTCAAAGAACTGAAAGATGCTTTTTGTAAAGTAAAGATATTTTGCGAATCATTAATTGTTATAATTTCATCGAATTGAACTTCATTAGTAAAAATATTTCGTGTCTGTACTAAAAATCGATTATAATTGTTTCCAGTATTGAGTTGTACAATGTTAGAAACTCCCGGTTGTTGATCATTTTCGCTTGAAAATTGAGAACTTACGTCGTCTATTTTTAAAACTCTATTAGTTTTACAAAGAATATAATCTGTAAGAAATATACCATTAAATTTAACAAATTTTGATTTATTATCAATTGTATCCACATCTATAACTAAATCAAAATTATTAATTGTATCTACTCTATTGTTACTTTCAAATATATTCAGTAATGATAAAGTAGATTCTGTTGTTCCTATCCCAGACTGAACATTTTGCAGAATTTCCGTATCTGCAAAATTTTTCATTCCACTAATATGAAGTAAATTATTAACGGGAGTTACGATTTCTTCCCAAGTTTTAGTACTTTTTACAGAATATGCTAAATTTTGATAATAATCATTATCTGATGTTACCTGAAAATCTTCATTAAGTTTTCCTGTTTGCTCTTTCCATCCAAAATTTTGCAAATTAAAATAACTTACATTGTAAGTTCCATCAACACGTCTAATTGAATCAATAGTTGCTTCATTAAAAGACTCTAATCCTCTTAAAATTTCTCCAACAGAAAGTTCATAATCTCCAGAAACTCTTACAAAATTTTCATCACAAGTAACTACTGTTAAATCTCTGGATATAAATCCGTTTCCGTTATTTGATGATAATTTTTCTCCAATTAGGAATGGTGAGAATTTCTGTACAACTTTAAATTCTGGATAAATATTGTAATTAATTATTGAAGCATAAGACTCTTGAATAGTTTTTGCTACTCCCGGATTTGTTGTTAACCCAGAGAGATTAAATTCTAATTTTGCTGGATCGTTATTTTGAAAATTAGTAACGGTAAAAAATTGATATCCATAGTCGGAAGAATTAAATCCATCCCCAACAGACCCGCTTTTTTGAATTCCCTCTACAAATATTTTATCTCCAATTGAAAATGGTGCAGCAGTAAAACCTGCCAATGGTGTAGTTAAGAAGCAAGTAACAATGCCTGTCGAAGATTGAATTGTATCAATCGATATTCCATTGGAATTATTAATTGCTCTAATTGTAATCGGATTAATTGGCAAACCTTTTGGACTATTTTCAACCGTTACCGAAATAATAGAAGATCCCGACAAGTTTGCATTAATTAAACCAGAATTAATTAATTTTCCAGTGTCGGTATCTATACAAATCAAATCTGGGGGAGTAGTATAATTTTGACCTCCATTCAATACCATAATACTATCAATTGTATTGGATGCCGAAATATAAACACTTTGTGGTATAGAAGCAGTGGGTCTGAGAGTTTTATCTGATGAATATTCAAATCCCTCATTAGTAATGCGACTCTGTTTTATTTTACCAATTGATGTTGAAACTCCAAGAATAAAGGCACCTGTTCCATTTTCAGAATTTACTCCATCAAAAAGTGGGATAGATGTGTATGAGGATCCCCCAGACAAAAGTTTTAATTTGTCAATTCCACCATTTGCAGAATTTGAGGTGGTAAAATATTGCAGAATATCACAATCGTTTTGTCTATAATACAAATTTTCTGGGATTTCTTTTAAAGATATTGTAAAAGAAGTATCAGCGGCACCTACTACATTATAATTTCCATTATAAGAACTATTTTCAAAAATTATTTGCGAATAATTCGTAACATCTGTATCTGCAGTGCTAATATACCCAGATTTTTCTATATTGTAGTATAATTTTTCTGGTACATTATCAAAATAATTTAGCGTAAGACTAGATGTTGATGTTAATCCGACAGTTCCAACGCCAACAACAGAAAATGATTCCGTTGTTGCGATCGAAACAAATTCTTTTTTAAAATTTTCATCATAGTAAATTTTGAAATTATATCCAAGTAGTGAAGAATCTGATAGATTAAAAGTTAAATTATTATTTTTGATAACTTTAATTTGTGGATTGACAAGACTAATTTTGTGACTTCCAGATCCAGATCCGATTATTGAAACTGTAATTGGTGGTGAATTTAAAGATTCTAATAAAGTTTCGCAAAATTTTATAGTATTTTCATCAACTCTATAAATGAAATAATTTCCTGTTGCCAACCCTACCGGCAAGGTTCCCAATGGTTCATATAAAATTTTATCTCCGGTTTTTAATCCATGCGAAATTATTGAAATAGAATTATTTGTTGTATTAATTCCTGAAGAACTAAAATTTAAAGGATTTATTACAATTTTTTGAGTAAGTGGATCTAATTTAACATTAATTGATGTTGAAGTGCCAATCCCTACAGAAAGATCTGGATTTATTTTTAAAAATATCTCATCATTTATTTTTAATTGATGGGAAGTTGATACTGAAACCGTAGAGGTTACCTTGTCAATTTTTGCTTTAATTTGTTCTAAATTTGATTCTATAGAATAATGATAATCATTTGTGCCCGATGAAAGAAAAAATAATCCCCCAGTTGTTGTAAGTCCAACATTTGTGGCAATCCCAATATAATCTTTAGATTTGCTAATAATATAAACAACTTCAGAGTTGGAATTTAAAATATTAAAAGAAGATCCTTCAGGTGTGTTAGAAACTGCTATTGAACTAGATCCTATTGGTTTTTTCAAAACAGCTTGTTGATTATTTTTAAACGGGTGATTTGGTAAAAATAGACTTTGTGTTGGAATAAAGGCATTATAGGATGTAATTCCAATATTATAATTTACCGAAATTCCAGATCCAGTCGTTGTTCCGATTCCGATAGATTCTTTTGGATTAAAGTATACTTTTGAATTATTTTGAGAATTAAAATAATTAGTCGATTTTTCAATAGTAAATGAATCTGGAAGAAAATATACTGGAGTTGTCTGAGTGTGTGCCGTACCAGCACTATTTCTATTTACTCTAATTATTCCAAAACTTGGGTAAATATTTAAAATAGAGAAAATTTCAGTTTCGATTTGAATACTACTTCCGATTGAAATATTGTTTGGAATAGAGGTTAAATAAACATCGGTAACAATTCCTGTTGCTGAGAAGTTGGGAATATCTTTATCTAGAGTTGTAACGTGCGTTGCTACACCTATTTTGTAAGAACCATTCAAGTTGGAAACCTGAGTTGATAATCCCGATATATTAATATTGTCTTTGTTTAAAAAATCATGGTATGGAGAAATATATACTTCAATTGTCGATCCATCTTTCCATTTAATGATAGAATTATTATATGATTGTACAGTCGTGTTTATATCAATAATATCCTTTCCTGTTAATCTAGATACTTCAGCATTGATTCCACTACCACCACTGCTACTACTATCAAAAATAATAGAGTCTCCTATCATATAATTTGATCCAGACTTAACAATTTCAAATCCAGATACACTTCCAGAAGAAACAGATTCTACTAATGTCTTTTGTTGTACAATTTCATTTGATTCTATAATAAAATCATTGTCTGCATATTCTTGATTTACTTTAAAGGGAAAGGTGTTTCTAAGTAATTTGGAATTATTAAAGTCGAAAGATTGATCTAACTTAATATTTTCTATGATATATGGAGATCTATATTCATCTCCAATAAAATATGGAAATTTCCCAACAAGTTGCCCATCAACATTACTTTCCACCGTTGCAAAGTATGCATATATTCCTTCTTGAAAATCTTTAGTTTTGCAAAATCTTCCATTGTATTGATCTAAGTCTCCAGTTCCAGTATATTGATAGTCTTCAACAAAATATCCATAGGGAAAATCACTAGTTGGTGGTCTATTTTCCAAATTAATTAAAGAATATCCAGGTTCTAATTTTTTGATTGGAGAATTTATATTATTAGGATCAGAATATCCATATGAACCGTAGATTGGATTTCCATCATATGCCCAACCAATAATATCTGAATGTTGTCCGATCAGTTCTTTATTGTCATTAAAATTTGATTTTAATGACTGAGAATAACCAATTATAACATATTCTAAACTATTATTTTTTTCAACCAATACTTCGCTTGATGGATTTTTATAAAATTCATTTTGAATACCATATTTAAAAGAATTATTAAGAGTAAGTTCTCTAATATTTACTCTTAATATTTCATTATTACCTGCTGGTATTGCCTTAATCGTTGTGTCTGTAGATGTGTAACCTGTACCTGGATTTATTATAACCACATCTATTATTTTATTATCAGAAACTACTGGTCGAACAATAGCTCCCCTCCCACTCCCAGTAATTTCTAAATCCGGAGTGGAGTAATATTCTACTCCACTATATAAAACCTGAACATCGGTTATTCTTCCATTGTCTATTGTAGGTCTAAATTGGGCACTTTTTCCATTTTTGACAATAATCTGAGGTCTCTTATGAACATTTAATATTTTTGACCCATAATCAGATCCTTTATCGTAAACATAAACTGTAGAAATTTTACCTCTTATAACTGGAGTTGCACTAATTATTCCTCTAACTTGAGTGCTTCCCAAACCAACGGAAGAATATTCTATACTCAACTTAATATCTGGATATTTAAAAGTTTGATATCCACTCCCAGTTGAAGCAAACTTTACATAATTTTTTCTTTGATAATTAGAAGTGTCTGTGCCACCAACACCAGCATTGCAAAGTCTAAATTCATCAGAATTTAATTTTAAAATATTATAATTATTAAATGTTGAAAGTCCAGCAATTGCAGATGTCTCATAATCATATGAGACAAGATCTCCATCGTTAAATCCATGATTTTTAAATATAACTGTATTGTTATATGTTGATATTCCCGACGAAGATACTCTTAAAATTTTATTTGTATATCCCACACCCCCACTAAGAACTGAAATGCCGGTGAGTTTATTTTTAGGTTCTGTTTTAAACTTTTGAATACCAGAGTTTCCAATAGTTGTAAATCCTACGGTATTAACTCCTACGCCATAGTCGGAAAAAGATTGATATATTTCAATGGTCCTATCGTTGATAACTTTTGCATAATAAGTTGCACCACTAACCAAAGTTTTTGACTGATCAAAATTTGAACCATTGAAAGTTCCTATTCCAAGTGCAGAATTAAAATTTCTGTCGTAAATTATTGGTTGACCATTAATTAAATTATGAGTTGAAGCAAACGAAATTCTATCATTAATAACATCTAGTCCTCCTCCATCAGAAATAGATCTGGCATCGAATTCGAGCTCCCTTACTGTTCTTTCAATAATTGGTTGAAAACTTGCTCCAGATCCATTTCCTCCAGTAAGAGCAATGGAAACAATAACATCTATATCAAAATCCTGAGGGTCTACAAAAATTTTTTCAACGGACCCAGTTATTACTGGTTGAATTAATCCAGACCCGTAGGATAATTCTAAGAGTGGTGGATTAATTACATCAAATCCATTTCCACCATTCAGAACATCTACATTTTCAATTGGTCCATAATAAATTTTGTCATTGGTTTTATAATTATATATTTCAACGCCATTTTTTAACATTCCAATTGGTCCAGGAATTGTTATATTTTTTGTACTATTACCCAATTCTGGATATAGATTAAATTTTTTAAATATTTTTTGCCCAGATATTTTATTAGATCTTTGTGAGTACAATTTAAAATTATGCGTTCCTATGGGTATGGAAGATTGACCAGTTCCAAAATAAATGAAATCATCAGTTCCAATCACAGGACCACTTGAATATAACTTGATTTGTTGTTTATTACTTAAAACTTCTATAAAGTAACTCCCCTCTTGCAATCCAACTATTGGAGTAGTGCCATTTGCAGAATAAAAAACTCTATCTCCAGTTATAAATGAAATTTCTGTTCCAAAATCAATAATCGAATAAGATTCTATATCAACGCTATATCCGGATAATTCGGAAACATCATATTCAAAAATATTAGTTTGTATGTCATATGAAGGTAGAGAGTTAGATGCAACATATAAATTATTTGGTTTTTCAATATACACATTTTGTATGTCGGATAATAATTTATTATTTCCAAACTCAATAGGAACTATTGTAGAAGTTGCAGTTTTAATTTTTCTTCTAATATCATACTTATCTAATTGATTTAAAAAGGACGTGCTTACGTTGATACTAACGGTATTATTTGAGATTGAATTAATATTCGCATCTTCAAACCCAGAAACTACAATTTCCGTATTTCTTTTTAAAATTTCAACTTTATCCCCAACTGCCAAACTAGTTGAATCTATATCAGACTTTGTTGTTATCGTATTTCCTGTAAAAGAGTCAATTTGATATCTTGAACTTGTATTATAAATCCAAGAATTCGCAAACACTTCTTTCACAGAACTTCCACGCTCAATTGATTCCCCAACATTTTTTGGATAAATTATATCATTATTCAATAATTCATAGTTTTCAGTTTCAATATCAAGATTGGACAATACTCCTGTAATTTTAAATTCAACTTTTTTAGTTAAATCTCCATCTTCATACCCATAATAAGTTTCATTGGAAATTAAAGATGATGTTTTCGGTATTGTTATTGAATTTAAAGATTTTACATAACAACCTAAAAATTGATTTACGCTTTTATCTGAGTAAACAATTTCGTTCGAACCAAAAAAAATACTTCCAGTTTTTGCAAAACCAACCGTTGAATCTACGCTAATTACACTTGTATTATTTGGTAAAGGTGTTAATGATACACTTTCAATAACTTTCGTACTTGGTGTAATACCAAAAGTTCCAGTAACATTAGGATAAGTATCATCATATCCAACAAAAAAATTAAGTTTATAATAAGTTATTCCATTTCGAGTAATGGTTTCTACTTCGGATACTGCAGCACTTGTAAACTCATCTGTTGTTTTTTTAATTGTTTGACCGACTAGTTTTGTTGGATTGCCAGAAATATTACTTATAATTGCAACATTTCTTCTAATATATCCAGCATCTGAGGGTTTGATTAAAAGTCTTTCAAGATTAATTAGACTTGGGGTTTCGCCATACAAAATATTGAATAGAATTCTAAAAGATTCTGGTGTTCCTTTAGATTCATATAAAGTTCGTGATTCCTTTATAAAATTTCCAACATTAAGATCTTCAGTAAAATCTAAACCCTCTAAACCTGGTGTAAAACTAAACTTAACTTTTTTGTAAAACTCTTGTAAAAACAGAGAACTTAAGTTTTGTACAGAAGATCCTGAAGTATGAGATGTTGATATTGTTTCAGTAAAAACTAACTCACTATACTTTAAATCTTTATGATAGTTTGTAACACCACTAAATCCTCTTACACAACCAGTAAAAGTATTTCCTGATAATCCAGTATATGTGATAATTTCATCATCAATTTTGAGTAAACCATATCTTGATGGAAATCCCTTTACACTTGATACTGTAATATTTGTAGATGATGCTGTAATATTATCTTCTAAAGTTGTAAACCCAACAACAACATCTGATATAAAATTATCAAGTTTTATATATTGGTCTAAGTTTTCTGCAATATCTATCGGACCGCCTTGATATTCCTGAGAAATATAATATTGTTTTAAAAACTCAGCAGCCTTTGGACTTTCATCTAAGATAAATTCTGGAAGTTGACTGTCGATTATTTGTTGTACTTTTACCCTAGATTCAAAACCCGTTTGTATCATATTACGACCTCATTAATTTCCCGTTTGAGTAACTTGAACGATACGAATTTTTTGTAAAAACAGTACCGGAGATATCCTCTCCAGACGCAATTGTATCCTTTACCATATTTATTTGACTTTTTGAAACATCAAAAGAAACATAAAGATCTTTGAGACCAACAACATCATTTGACTCGGGATACGCTTGTATTTCGATTAGATCATTTTCTAACTCTGTCGATGTAATTGTGACTGTATTGAGAGTTATTTCTCCACTTGCATAGTTAACAATACCGGCAGATTCAACAACAACGAAAGGATTTAATGATGTAGTGTTAATTCCTGCGGAGGTTTGCATTGGTTTTACAATTGAAATGACTCCTGTTTTACCATCTAAATTTGGAGTATCTGTAAAGTATACCACGTCTGATTGATTTAGTATTTTAAATCCAGTGGATTTGATATTATATCCAATATTATTAAAAGTTTCATTTATATGAAATCGATTTCCAAAACATATCTCATATTGAGCTGGTCGATTGATAAGTGCTTTCAAATCTCTTCTAATTCTAACTCTAGTAATATTTGAAGTAATTGATGTGTCAGTATTATCAATTACCTGAAGGAGTTTACTATATTTAAATCTTCCACCAAACTTATTCAGATCAACAGACTGAGAATATTTGTTAATTGAATTAGTTATTCTTGTCTTTAAATCAGAAACACTTCCAACTTGATTAGAGTTATAATAAACATAAGATTCAACTTCAACATAAAGTATTTTAAGATCTATTATTTTAGGGCGTATTCCAGAAACGCTATATTGTATTAATTTTGAAAGTATTTGTTCTTTATCAAAGTCCGAAACAAATGTTCCATTTTTTGGTTTAATACTAATTGATACAGTTCCATACTCTGGGGGATCTAATTCTTCTCCACCAACCACTGAAACTGATTCTGCATTTCCATATATCTTTGATTTGATAATTGTTTCATAATCACTTGCTGTTACTGCTCTATATTGAGAAGAGTATAGGCGAGGAGCAAAATAGCGAATGGAATCAATTGTTTCTATATCAGACCCATTTTGGGCATTTTGATTAGTAGTAACTGTAATTGTGTTTGTTGCGATGACATTCCTATCATCTGCGTCTTTAAAAGATCCAGCAAAAGTAAATGAATCTGCTCCATTCCCATCTTTACCACTTGTGACGATATAATTTGTAGTAATAATTGAGGAGTTTTCAAGTTTTTTACCAAATATTCCATCTCCAAAAAGAAGTTGATACTTTTCGTCTTGTACTTCCTGAACTAAGAATATTTCTGAATTTGAATTAACATCAAAAATATTATTAACTAAAGAATATAAAGATCCAAGTCCACTATCACTAATACCTTTAACATATACTCTGATTGTTGAGGTATCAATAAATGGATTATCAAGTATAAACTTTTGATCAAGTGACGCATCAACTGTAAATTTCTTTGTTAAAAAAGTTCCCTCTCTGATTGTGATATTATCGAATGATGCAACTCCATTTACTACAGGAACTGTAATGTTTTGAGGAATTGAAAATACATAAGAAGATCCTCTCACAAGACCAGTACATACGAGTCCTGCCTGCAATGTAACTGAAGAAGTATATATCGGAGTACCGTCTTGTAGTATTTGATCGGGATCTACTGTAATATTAAATGAAACAACTGCACTCGCAGCGTTTCTTGAATAAGGAACATATCCAATGTTTCTAGCGAGTGAAATAACATTTTCTCTTACAGTTGCAGAATCCAAAAAGGATTCATTTACAACCATATTTGAATTGAATGCTGTAATATAAGTATTATATGCTAACGTATCGATTAAAACAGAAAAATTCGATCCTTCAAAATCAAAGTCCGTAAACGTTGGGTTAGCACGGAGATAATCTTTGATTGAAGTTTTTATCTGATCGAAATCTAAATTTGTAAATTGAGTAAAAGGCATTTTATCTTGTTGCCTCTAATATGAATGAAAATTGTTGTGTTGGAACTTCTTGCCCAATAATATCAAAAATTATAGTTACTTCAAACTCATTTGTATCTGGACTTGGATTAACTTCAATATCAACATTATCAACTCTAGGTTCATAATTTGAAATTGTATTGATGATTTGCTCTCTAATTACAGATGCAGTTGCAAAATCAACAAACTCAAATAAACTAGAGCGAACATCAGATCCCAAACTTGGATTAAAAAATCTTTCGTTTGGGATTGTTTCGACAAGATTACGAATTGATCGTATAATTGCATTTTGATTTTTCAAAATTGGCAGGTCTTTTGTCACAGGATGTGGGTCAAAAGACAGACTAATATCCTTAAATGATCTAGATATTCGTGTAACTGCCATTGGATATGAAATTTCTTGGATTATTTATGTTTATTTCCAGGAAGAACCGTATCCAGGTTCTGTTCCATATTCCCAATCATCATAATCCTCATCATTACGAATCTTTTCGTGCAACTCTTGTTGTTTTTTTAAGTTGTGTTTTGGTGCCAAATCATGCATAACCTCCTGAATCACTCTTTTTGGAGGTGTTTGATCATAATCTGTGATGAGACGATTCGTTCCCCACATTTCTCTCATATAATTTGAATCTCTATCTACTGGTAAGTTTGACATTTTGCTCCTGTTTTAATGAAATAAAACAGAACTTTTATGAAGGAGGTTGCTATCTCCTTACTTTTATTTAACGATCTACTTCTCTCAAGTTATAACTATCCGAATCTAGGTATTTAAGTAACTCTAACGCAATTAATCTTGGATTTCCCTCACCACAAGTATAAACATCAATGGCAATACAACCTTCTTCTGGCCAAGTGTGACAAGAAACGTGACTTTCTTCAAGAGCAATGACGATAGTGCATCCTTGAGGATTGAAACAATGAGCAAAAATGTTCAAAATTGTCATTTTTGCACGTTTTATCCCGCTTTCCATGACTTCTTGAAGAGATGTTGAGTCATTTAGAAGATCAAAGTTAACATCATACACCTCTAACAGCAGGTGCTTGCCCATTGAAAAACGTTCCAAATCAGTTTTAGTGTAAAAAAGTTATTTATTTTGGAATTTCAATGTAATATCCACGTCTTACATCACTCAAATATCCATTTGCTTCATAAAATTGAGTATCAGATCTATTATTTGGAAGAAATTTTAGTGATTTTTCGCTATTTTTATCATGTTCACTCCAAGATGGATACAATTTTGATCCTATTGGTAATTTCCAGATTTCTTTATTTCCTGCTCTTAAATGAACTTCGAAGATTTTACCATCTTTTGATTCAATGTTTAAGTATTCAACATCAATATTTTGGATAAAATCTGGCAAATTAAAATTAGGTAATTCAACTTTTTCCCAAACTTTAAATTTAACTAGATTATCTTCTGTTTCATGTATACCAATCATCGCACTAAATGGAATCCATTGACCATTTTCTCGTTTGTAATCAATACTAAAATGATTCCCCATTAGATATTCACACCAGAAATATCCAGGTGGAATAAACTTATGAAGAATCATGTCTTTTGTATGAATTTCAGGATCTAAAGAAAGTTTTTTAGATCCTATACCACAACCACGCAGATTATAAATTGGTCTTACAATGTAATCTCCTTTTTCTTTAATTGCCACGCAAGCAGGTCCACATTTATAGTCTAAGCGCATCGCAAGTTCAAGTTTATTGAAAATCCAACGATACTCAGGATATGCTTCCCAAGCTTGCATGTCATCTAATATCATCCTTTTCCCTGACCCCTATACTTTTTAGGAGCTGAATTACGAGAAGACGCAGCATATTTGGTATGAGCACCAGTACCCTGCCGAGTATTCTTGGGATGAGACTGGATTTCTTTACCACCACTCAAAGATTTTTTAATTGCCATAAGAATTACCTCTAATAATTTCTGTTTCAAGATCTTCAGGGCGTGGAGAACCTGTCTGATAAAATTCAATCGACAGGTCCTCCATAATATTGAAATATTCTTCTTCAGAAAGATTTGAATAAATTTTTCTTCCCTTACAAAGAATATTGTATGTTTCGTTAGTCATCTCAAATGATTCTTGTTTTTTCGTGCCCAACGCGAATGCGAGGATCACACCAAATTTCAAATCCTGCTTCCTTTGCATCCAAACAGAATGATACATCCTCTCCACACATGTCCTGAACCTCTCCAGACTCGAAGACTTGCATCTTGGGGGCAAACCATGGATACTTCATTTCAGAGTGCTCAAAGACGCCGTGCTTGATGAGTAACCAACCAAATCCTGCATAGTCTACAGTGAATGGTTTACGACGCTTTGAGATGCTATCAACAGTTTCATGATTCATCACACCACCATTGTTACGGAAGTCATCTTCTTCCATCCAATGAGCAACTGAAGTCGTATGACCATCTTCTGTAGCATACCAACCAGAGGCAATCTCTTTATCCATGAGAACTAATTGCCAAAACTTTTCAGTGTTGAAAACAATGTCAGAATCAATCCAAAGTTGCCAATCATATTTAAGTTTTCCATCCCAAGGAATCTGATCTGGTCCGCGAAGAACATTTGCACCAAGACACTTACAACGGGCAAAGTTCACCATTGAAGAATAGTCTTGTGAGATTTGAATGCTTGCACCACTCTGCACTAGATCGAAACAAAGTTGTACAAAGTTTTTAAGATAGGTGTATGAAACACCACGACCAGGAAGACAAAAAACAATAGACTTTCCTCTGACCATTTCTTTTGCCAGATTATAATCCCATTCTTCTGCTGCTGGTTTTTGAGTGACGGGCGATTTTGCTTTTACTGTAAATCCTTTAGCCATAATAGAAAATAGTTACTTCAGTATCATACAATATTATGTATGGGATGTCAATCTTGTTCTTTTTCAGAAAGAATGACTTCATCCCCATCAAGAGTAAAACATATCTCAGTGTCTTCATACCAAGAAAGTTCATTCATAATTTGCTCTGGGATTTTAATAAAGTAATCCCCACTGATTGGATCAACCTCTATGGGTTCAAAAATATCTCCGGAATTTTTTTTCATTTCCAATAAACCTTTTTCGTTTTTATATAGGGGAAAAAAATTTTTATAATGGAAGTAATAATTAACTTGCTTTCGTAACACTTTGTAGACTAGAGGGACCCATCGATTTTATATGGGGGGGTATCTTATAACACGCCGCCGGGCGCGGCGGGCACGGGACGCCAACACCTGCCAAACACGAACGAACGGAACTGCCCCCCACGAACGAACGCAGGGGGCGTGGGAGGGGTCACCCCTGCTGACTGACCCACCCGCTAATGGGGCACCGTGCCTCACCCGCATGAGCCGCGGCATACTGGGCGGCGATGCTGACGGCAGAGATGCCCCAGATCAAGTGGGATTGGGGGCGGTGGGTCTGCACCTGATCACGGCGGGCGATCCACTTGATCTGGCGGGTGGTGAGGTCGGAGCAGGGAGCGAATCCAGGCATCGGGTCGGGGTCGTTTGGTTCTTTCATATCTTACAGGCAACCCCCCACCAAATCAGGCAGGGGGTGTGCGGTTGTCAGACTGTCACCAGATCAGAGGGGTGCCATCGGTATCAGTAACAGTTCCCTGCTCATTGTCGGCAACGATGCTATCAAGAATTGCCAGCAGTTCGTTACCATTAGCAGCACGATTTAGCAGAGCAGTGACAAGATCAAAAGTCATGATAAAATGTAAAACAGTGTGATTTGAGTTAGGGTGTCTTTAGAGCGCATCCCATTCCCATTGTATCAGGTCAGGGTGCCAGATGAGCAGGCGAACCACAGGAAATGTAGAACTCTACCATTCTCATTGCCTCCTCATAAGTGCGGAACCATTGTGATCTCCACTCACACTGATTGTAGGGGGTCTGATAACGAACTTCGTAACGGATCATGATGTTAAGAATGAGGGACGATGTGTGGAGTTTAGAAGTCGAAAACGTCGCCGTTAATTTCAGCACGGTTAACTTTAGGGTCGTCCCACTTTACACCGTCGGGGGTTTCTTTGCTGCCACACTCATAGAACAATTCCAGGAGTTCTTCATAGCAGCAGATATCATTCTCCTGAATGAAGTTGTAGATGCTCTCATCATTCTCAATCCAGAGTACAACATTCCAGGTCTCATAATTGGTCCAACCGTTATAAGTGCGGTCGGTGAGATCGGTCTGATAAAGAGTGGCAGGCATGAGGTTCGTTTGAACTGAAAGAATTGTAGAACGGGATGGGGAGGAATCGGGGGTGGAATGTGCCACCCCTTTGACTGTCACACCTAGGCGATTCGCATACCTGAAAAGAAAGGAATCACACCGTAATCTTTAGACTGAAAGAACCACTGATAGTTCTTCTGAAAAATACCTTCGCCAGGGATTCCGTGCTCTTTAAGAATAGCATTGAGACGGGATTTGGTGGTGACAGTTTGATGCCCACCGTCAAAAAGTTCCAACCAAGTTTCACCAATTCGGGCGATCAGATTGCCGAACAGATAGACATCAACAACGTTGGAACATGCAACGACTTCGGTGTTATCAAGTTTCCAATCTTTGCCAGCAGTGATAGCGGCATTCATTTGGCGTTCGATTTTACGCATCGGGTGAATCCCTCAGGAACAAACGTAGTATGGCATGGGGTGGGGGGTCAGCACAAGGGGGTGTGTGCCGGTTCCTCAACTGTCACAGCAGCTCCTTCCCAAACTTGCCGCAGAGGTAAAATGCCATTCCTTTATCTTTCAGAGTGCAATCTGCAAAGGTCAGAGGAACATAGCGCCCATTGGTTTTTGATGCTTTGGTGCGGATTTGCAGCAGTCCGTTAGGTCCGGTGATGGTGCTCAGTTGACTGCCAGCGTCAAATGCGTTACGAATGGCATCACAAATGAAATCATAATCTTCTGCCAATTCTTGATAGTGTTCGGGGTGAGTTTCAGGATTCAGAACCTCAGTGCCGACATAATCATTGGCACGGGTGAAACCAACGTAGATGGTTTGAGACAGTTTCTCACCAACTTTACTGTCAGAAAAACTAACACTATCTTCGATGATTTCAGAGAGACAATGCTTCAGTTGTGTGACAGCAATCGATTCACCAACCGTAAAAGTTTTAAGTTCACCATCCACCAAATCTTTCAGGTTGGAACTGTTAGGAATGCCTAGAGCAATTTCAATCAATTGCCCACGCGATCCTTTGTTCTTTCCAGGTTTAGCAAATGCACTGAAGTCAGTTACCTTCAGTTTGGCAGCGGTCTGGGGGACGGTCAGAGTCATTGGAGGAGTTGTCTGAACTGAAGTCATCATAGAGCAGCAGGAGACCCCTACAAGGGGTTCTGTGCCAGTTTAGCGACTGGCACACTGAAACCGACCGTTGTTGAAGTTAGCGTTACTGAAGACCTCACGGTTGACCAGTTTGAACATACCAAACTCATTGGTCATCACGTAACCCTCAGCGTCAATCCTGTTACCGTACAGATACGCTGCAGGACCATTGTTGCGGCAGAGGAACAAACAATCATCTTTGATAGACTTTACCAATGCCCACAAACGCAGCAGGTTGGCATCACAATCAAAGTCATCGGGATTGACTTCTTCACCAGCACGAATGCAAGCGTTAATTTGTTGCTTAATCTTTGCTGCTTCCTTTACACTCACAAACTCACATGCCGTTGACATCTGACGGGCAAAGTTGCAGATTTCCTCTACATCAGCGAACGATTCTTGACCGTGCTGAATGTATGCTTGAGGTTGCACGAATTTCACAAGTTCGTTATCATCCGTCCAGACGGCACGATCAGGCATTGCAACAGCATCACGCAAATCCTTCTCAGCATAGTAACACGTATGCGGAGCAATGATGATACGCTGTGAAACTACCTCAGGGAACTGGTATGTAATGGTGTTGGGGGTGTATTCAGTCTCACCACCAAATCCGATAAAATCCCCCTGATAAACGGTGTTTGTATGAGGTAGGCAATCAAAACAAGCGTGCAAAATTTCTGCAACTTGACCGTTGTAGAACGAATCAATCTCTTCATGAGAATGGGAGATTTTGATTTTAACTTTGTTGAAGACAGATTTGGTGCCAACGAAGAACTTACCGTTGGCAGGATTCGTGCCCCAAACAATCGCAGGAGCGCCATCAATCTTGACGCTCATGTGACCGGGATTCACGAACCAATCCAGAACAGTCAGGTCACCCGTGAGAATGGTATCTTCGGGGTGCTCAAGGTGGGTGTTTTTCATACTGCTATTGTAAGGGGTCACGAAGCGGTCTGGGCAGGGTCTTGTGCCAGTTCCTCAACTGTCCAGCAGTTCGGGATAGTAGTCTTCAACCTCCGTCAAAAGTTCCTCATCAGTATAACTGGAGAGATTTTCTTTCATAGTATCATAAACGAAACACTCCATAGTCTTATAATCCATTCCTTCAATCAGTTGCTGAATGTAATCTTCAGTGAGTTGAGCACGGTCGAAAGTCATTAGTCGTCTCCGAAGTTGTTAGAAAGAAAGTCCTCAAGTTCAGTCAGTTTAGATTCACTGAGATTCCAAACATACTCACTGATGATTGTATCAAAGAGGTCGGCATCTTCCCGACACTTCTCTTTAAGAAACCATTCAAGTTCGGTACGGTTGGTCATCAAACCTCATTCCTCATTCTATACAGTTTTTTGTGGAGTTCTTCACACTCATCAGCATCAAGAGCAGTAACTTCGCTCATTTCATCCCAATCTTCATGAGGAGTGAGATACTCAATCAGATCCACAATAGCATCCAGTTCTTCAAATGTCAGAGTAGTTTTTGTCATAATCAGGAAAGAATGTGACGGTAATCAATGGACTTAATGCACCAACCAGTTTTATCACTAATCTCATCAACTAAATCTTCTTCATTATCTACCTCCCACACTTGACCAGTGTATTCTTGAGCAAGTTTTTCTTCAGTGCAGATTCTATCACTCTCAGACCAGTATTCTGCAGGGTCGGCACCCTCATCAAAAATGTCTTCCTCAAGTGAACAATCGAACTCAATGTTGGTGATTTGAAACTTCATTTACGGAAAGGAGAATTGAAGTAGGAACGAAACACCGTCACCAGAATGATGAGGGTAGAGGTGACACCAATCAAACCCAGAAAGGTTACAGCGTCACCAGTAAAGTTCAAAGTGTTAGGCATCATTCAATAATCGTAGTTAGCGTTCAGGTACTCATTGACATCGAACTTTTCAGTATCACGAAGTTCGGGAATGTCAAGGTCAAAGATCTCACCAGCGGAGTCTTGAATCTCAGACCAGAGTTCATCGTACATAGTGTGTCTCTCAGGAACGAATGTAATGTATCAGGGATTCGGGGGCAGCACAAGTGGTTGTGTGCCAGTTCCTCAAGTGTCACATTCTTATATCCAGACACAAAAATGTGACCCCTAAGTGATGAGAATTAAAAATGTTAATCTTATCAGGAATCGTCCTGTTTTTTAAATCGATTGTGTCACCTAATATTATTTCCCGTTTTATTATGCCAGAGACGGGACCAAACTCTCTCTTTGATGATGTAGTGTTTTATTTATACAAACTCTGCGACATAATAATCTACCGGCAGCTCAAGTTCTGCCGCTTTCTGTTCCCATTCTGCCCATTCTTCAGGGGAAGCATCATTCAGGAAATCTTCGAAAGTATAATCAAAAGCAGGACCACACATAAGAATTCTCAGCGACAAATGTAGAATAACCCCTCACAGAGCAATCTGCAAGGGGTCTTGTGCCACTTCGCGAACTGTCACATTACCAGGAAGGATTAAGTTCTCGAATGGTATGATAGACTTCCTCATCACCTTCGAGTTCTAATATTTGTCTCCAGTTGATATCTTCTAGGTCTAGATCATCATAACACTCTATGTCTAATGTAACACGTACTAGGCGTTTCTGTGTAATCATAGTACTAGATTATGCGTAATGACGATATGCTAGATCTTGATAATCATGTGTATCTCGTGCATAATCATCATCGAGATCGTATGCATAATTCTCGTCGAGATCCGCATAATCATTTGTATACGTATAGTCGAAATCGTAATCGTCGTACATAAGCTCGTCGAGATTCTGTGAAGTGACTGATGTATTATAGCACAAAGCTCGACGAGATTGCAAGTGTTGTACAAGATTTAGTCGAGATTCATATGATAATATATATGAATCTAGATGCGTCTCGACTAGATCCTGTGTGCGTTTTATGATATTCTCGACTAGATTCTATCATAAAACTCGAAGAGTGTCAAGTCTCGACTAGATTTTTATGTGTGAGTCTCAGAGTTTTATGGGCGGGGGGTTGACTTTGAGACCTCTGTGTGTTATAATGCGCTCGCTAAGGTCACAAGACTCAGAAGCATTCAGAAGCATTTAACACCTCATGCTAATGATTCTCAATTGCAATAACTTATTGAGAATATTACAAATACTAGGGAATCCACATATATAGATATAATACACAAATATATTTTATTACGGTATCATGGCATACATTTATTCCATCACCAACCTTGAGAATCAAAAGGCATACGTAGGAAAAACAACACAACCTAACCCATATGATAGATGGAAACAACACATACAATTAGCAAAGAATAAAACTAACTTAAATGAGAACAACTCTGCTCATAGTATGCCAATCGTAAGAGCAATCAGTAAGTATGGTGTAGATAAGTTTAAGTTTAGAGTATTAGAAGAATGTAATGATGAGATTGTAAATGAACGTGAAACGTATTGGATTGAAAGATTAGAAACTTGTGGTAAGAAAGGTTATAACGTTACTCTTGGTGGTGAAGGTGTAAAGAAACCACGTAAGTATTGGAGTAATCATCCACATAGTAAACCAGTGAGTTGTTATACCCTAGAAGGTGAATGGGTAAGAGACTATGATACTGCTGGTATTGCTGCTGATATTTTAGGTAATAAGAAAGCAAGAAATTGTATCTCTGCTTGTATTAAAGGTGTTACGTTTCAAGCATTAGGATATAGATGGGCTTGGAAAGGTGAAACTCCTAAAATGATAAAGAAAAGAATTAATCGTCGTGGTGTTGTTTATGGGATACACTTAGACAGTGGACGTAAGAAGATGTGGAAATCAATGGCAGATGCTGCTGCAGAGATAGAAGGAAATCGTAAAAGTAACAATGCTATTCATCACTCACTCAAGAGTCCAAATAAAAACAAACTGCAAGTAAAAGGTTGGTATTTTTTTGGAAAGAAACCAACAGATTGGAAACCAGCAGAGAAAAATATATTTACATCTGAAAAAGCAAAGGCAGCAGCAAGTAAATCAAATGAAAAAAGAAAAAGACCTGTCAAAGGTGTAAACATTCAGACAGGTGAGATAATTGAATTTGATAGCATCAGTGAGGCATCATTTTTTATTAAAGGAGAAGGAGACCGAAGTGCCGTTGCTAATATTATGCGAAATATTAAACGCATGTCATCTGGTGAAACTTGGTGTTATGCGTTTGGATACAAATGGTATTATGCCTGAACAAAATCCCACATTTCACCATTCCATTTCCAAGAACGATCTTTCCAAGTATGAATTTGCCCGACTTCTGGATTTATTGGAAATCTTGGACCATTGTCTTCATTTTCTGGATTTTGTATTTGATTCACAACACTCTCAAACTTCTCACTCATCCAATCTACATCAGACACTGACCACTTATGAATCGGACAGGAGTCTAATGCAAAACTTGCTTTTTGTTGTAGAAAGCATCCACAATGTTTGCATTTTACTTTTTCAACATCATAATATTCACAGGTCGAACAGATTTTTAGTCTTTCCTGTTTTACTTCTTCAGATACAAAAAGAGCATTGGATGATAATGCCTGCTTTACAACTTCAAATGTGAACTTAGCAAGATTCTTTCCTTGTTCTGATAACGATGGATATTCAGTCATTTCTTATGGTTGATACGCTCCTCTAATTGTAGCAGAATTTATCGATCCTGTCACGCTATAATTACTTCCTGTAATTGCTCTTCCTGCTGAACCTCCTGACCCCGAATTACTCGTATTTCCTCCATTTGAACCCCAATCTCCACCATTACCACCAGTCTCTCCTGTTTGACCCGATCCACCAGAACTTGGGCATCCTCCGGGTGTTCCTGCTGCACCTCCTGATCCATTCGTTCTGGACTGACCATAACCTTGCCCTACTCCACCGTTTCCTCCTTCACCACCAGGAGCACCAGGAACAGAATATGGAGTATATCTACGGCAGTCAGACACATAGACAGTGTTGCCACATCCTCCCTTACCACAGTTACATCCACCAACGCCACGACAATTTATCTGCTCATCTCCTCCACAACCAGGGCATCCGCCACAGTTTCCACCTGTCGTGTATTCGGAAATTGAAAAACAAGTTCCGTCTGATCCTGACGAACCGGTGGATCCTTTTTCCCCTCCTCCACCACCACCATAAATGTTACATCCACCATTCACATTAACAATCACTTGAGATCCGGTGGATTGAACATACATTGCTGGTCCACCATTACCTCCGCTAACATTACCTGAAGTTCCGGCAGATCCACCAGCTCCGTAGACTCCACCAGAAACAGTAATTTGGAGATTATGTGTTTCTGCCTGAAGAAATGTTGCATACTGAGATGTAGTTGTAGATCCAGTTGTACCGTTCAGATACATATATTTCCGAATGTTTTTATTCAGATTTGAATTCCAAGATTGTGTGCCAATGTTAAATCCAGGAACACCAGAAGAAGTAGCATCCGTTCCTGTTTGAGTGATGAAATAATATTTGATTGAATTTCGAAATTGAGAAATTCTAAGATTATTGAGAGTTGAAATATTTGCATTTTCGGTTGCGTCAGGAACAGTCGGAGTTGTATTCGACGCAGTTGTAATTCTTCTTAACTCAGATGCCCGAAGAGGTAAAGTATCCGATGCAAAAGATCCATCTGGTTGTTGTGCTCGGAAGTTTGATCTTAACGATGCAAAAGAAATACTTCCAGAGGAATAATATGGTCCTGCTTTGGTGACTGTTGCTGGCATTCTTACATCTGATTCTGTGTCTCTATTTAGAGTTTCACTTATCAGATTCCTTCTTCAGTTTAATGTGCTTCCATTGCTCCCGGTAGATAAGAAGATTCACATTTCGAACCTTGCTTTCAAATTGAGAAACACAAATTGTAAGATAATGATCGGACACAAAAACAATGTGCCCAAAGTAATCCTTATAATAGACTTCAACACCAGGAGAGAATGTTTCTTTCATCAGAAAAAAGCAGATTCCAATGGAGTTTGTTTGAGTTGCATTGCTGTATAAGGCGTAGTATCATTTAGACTTACACGCTTACCAATGGTCTTACTATTAACGGGGGAGAAGTACTCTTTTGTTTTTGAATTATAGAATCCCCAAATACACCGAACAGACTTACCAAGATTATAATCAAACTTCCGATCGTAAGCAATCCAAATGGATGTGACATTACGTTTGAACTCTTCAGTTTCATAATGCATTCCTTTTGGTGCTTTGTGAGGAAACTCAGGGATTGTCATAAACAGCACGAAGACGATTGGGTGGATATCCAGAAGACAGATAATCGTTCAGACGTAAATCACATTGCTCTTTTGTCAATTGAACTGCATCTTCCTCAATCAGTTCCCATCCTGTAGTTGTCAGTTCTTGAATACGATAAAGTTGTGTCATGTGATAAATGCCTCCAGAATACCAGACTCATACTCATCGACTAATGCGAACTTTTGTGCATTGACGACTCTTTCCATAATCCGATCGGTATATGAATCATCAAACGATTCTTCTTGAGAGAGTAAAGTAAATGCTTCCGTATCGTTCTCTGCAATCAGATTAATCAGACCACCATACTCAGAAGAGGGAAAAGGAACCCAGTAGTCAACAATGTAAAGATACTTCATTTTAATTTGAATTGGACTTAGACATTTTAGATGAATGTGTGAGATTTGTCAACTGCCTTTGAAGTTCAACTTGTATTTGAATCAAATGAGAATATAGAAACTGTTGATACTCATTTTGAGAGAGAAGAGAAGTAAGATTCTCAATTTGATGCAATGCAAGAATCAGTTTTGTTTCTTCATTCATTACATAAACTCCTGCATATAATAATCAACGGTAATCTCAAGTTCTGCTGCTTTCTGTTCATAAAACATTTCAACATATTTCTTTGCTTCTTGTTGTTTTCGATTCCAATCAATTTCAGAGTGCTTCATGAAATCTTGATAAGCATTCATAAAATCATTCATTGCATTCTCTCCGATTGTGAAGGTTGATTGTAAGATTCGAAAAGTTGTTTGTCACGGTGAATCAGAAAAACATTGTAACCAATTAGAACAGCAAAAAGCAGAAGAAAATACCTTTTCATCAGCACGCACCTGCCATCGGGTTGACATTTTTGACTTCAGTGTTAAAACCAGTCACTTCCCAACCCAGACCAATACGCTCACTCATTTCACGCTCAAAGTCTTTCTTGGTGATGCACTTATAGCTCATAGCATCAACACCGCGAAACTTGAGCACCTTAAACATATAACGAGTGCTGTCCTTGATGGGAAAATAATCAACCGTCATCGAAGGTTGACCGTCGATTTGAGAGAAGGTGGACAGTTGCATGGGGTGTTCCCTTGACTACCTCTGTATTATAGGGGCAATACTGCCTCGCTACTGGTCCTCTGTGCCAGTTCCTCAACTGGTTGGAAAAATATCAGAGTTTCCACCATCAATCCATAAATTATCATCCACTTGAATAAATCCAATTTCGTTTACATTATCATAATGCTCTTGAAGTCGAGCAACTTTATCCTTCAAACCAACATATTCAACAACATACTCCTCAAGTGTTTGTGTCGTTACATCAGGGTCATTGCTTTTCTCTTCAAGACGATTACGCTCTTCGTTATCTACAAGAGGTGCAAGAGTTTCCCAACTATTGCCATGACCATTCGCAAGAATATGATTACAATTCAACTTATACATCAAATTAGTAATCATCATATGAATATTCTCTGCATTTGGTTCATCAAGAGTATATTCAAATGCTTCTGCAAGCCCAAGACCACACTCACCAGTTTTAATGGGGTCTATTCCAGTGGGTTCATATTCCACAGAAAGACCAGTCTCATCCCTGGTTTCTGAAACAACTCTAGATGCAGAAGAATAGTCAATATCTTTCAAGCAGAGTTCTGGTTCTTGATGAACACAATTCCATGCCCATTCAAGGATATTGCAAAGTGAATCATATTCAGTTGGAGTTAAAATCGGTTTTGTCATGGAATTAAGTTGATTATAAAATGCAATAAATCAAAAGGACGGCACCACGTCGTTGCGTAGACCAGTTTGCGAACTGTCCATCTGCTCATAGACGGAATAGAGTTTGTTATAGAGTGCTGGCACACTTCCATACTCACGAGCAATGATTCGTTCTTCACTCAAGTCCAGCAACTGCAATGCAGACAAAATCACACCGATTTCGTGAACGTTCAGATTAATTTGAGTTTCCGTCATCATTTCAATTCAATACGATCAAAGATTAGCATACCCAACTCAAAAAGTAAATCCTCATTCATATCGCCCATCGTGTCCTGAATACCTTCAATAATTGTAGTCTGTAGAATCTCTACAAAGCGTTCATCCATCGAAACATAATCAATGACTGCTGGTTTAAGTGCATCCGCAATTTTTGAAATAGACTGTGTGGAGAGTTGCATAATTCAGTTCTCAGGATACAGTTTCCAACCATCAGGATAGATTCCCATCTCTTCACAACGACATTCATAAGCAATGCGTTGCAGAAGACGCAAATCCATCAATTCAACCTTCTGTATAATGGAACGGCGAATCTGTTTGTCTTGAGCAGTGTCGGTAATCATAATCAGTTACCTTCTGCAATTTGATTGAGAACGTTACGGGCAAACTTCATAAACCCGTAAGCAGTTACATTACTATAACCTGTATCAATCTCATAACCATCCAATATATTAGTTTGGTTATAAGTGTTTACAATCAGCAGGCAAGCATCATAGAGTGCTGCCTGATGCTCTTCTTGAGAAGAGAACTGAATGGCACTGTAGGAGGGGAGAGTCACTGGGGTTCGTTCCCTTGATTACCTTGTTATTATAAGAGCACCTAGAGGCATCTGGAAGCGTCGTTGTGCCGGTTTGAGCACTGGCATAGTCAGTTGCATCCAAACATTGCACCACCGATTGCAGCACCCACAGGCACAGACCAGTAGTATCCATTTCCACGACTCATACTTGCAGCAACACCACCACCTAACAGAGCACCCAATACACTTCTGGTTGGATTACAATATCTTCCACCATATCCACCATTCCCATAGTATTGATTAGCAGGTCTCCATCCTTGATTGATATTATTACACGGCACATTAAATGTCTGAACACTCACTCCACCAGGAACATAATTGCCATACCGATCATATCCACCGGGTTGATACACTTCTTGATTTTGAGTGCAAACAGCAAACTGATTCACCTGCTGTGCAAATACAGGAGTCGGAATCAGTAAAAATGCTGGAAGAAGATACTTGATCATTGTGGGTCTCTGTCTATAGTAATTATACTGAAATCATCAGACGATTGGCAAAGAAATGTACCACTTTTGGAAGTGGTTGATGATTCTTTTCTTTCAGATATTCCAGATATAGAGTTTCTTCTTGCTCCCGTGCCTCAACTTCGTGCGGTTGAATCCAATAGTCCATATCCTCGACGCATTCTTTACCATAATACATTTTTCCGCGTTTTTGTCGCAGCGAACCCAGTACCCATTGCCTCAGGTGGACCAACTCATGCAAAAGAGTTTGTATATACAACTCCTCATGCATATGAGTGTCCAGTTCAATCAGAAAGTTACGAGGACGATAGGATTCACCCACATAATCACAATACCCATAAACACATTCACGTTTCAGACCACGATGCACAATCTCCACGTGAATCTTATGACGTGGAAGAAACTTATTCAGAAACCAAGCGGTAACATCCTCACAGAGGAGTTTGCGATACCCGTAGCCAGAATGTTGTATGTAAGACATTGACCCCAATGCAGAAACCAAATGAACGACGAAATGAAGATGAGTTTATGTGTTGTGGTCATATTCACTTTGCGTAGAGATAACCACCTGCCCAGTCAGCGTGCTCAAGCAACCATTCACGCTGCTCAATCAGACGCAGGTCGTAACGAACACCTTTGGCAGGAGACTTCCAAGATGCAGACTTATAAACCTCTCCCGTCTTTTTATCTATAAAAGCGTGAACAGAACGGGAACCATTAGCAACCATAATGATCTTATGATACTTACGACCCGTTTCAGGGTAGAACTCATAACCACAGTTGCCATTACGAAGATCTTGAATACAGGCAATGTGATAGTGGGCATTATCACCCTTCTCAATCGACTGTTTGTGAGACTTGATGCTGTAATCAATGAAGTTCTGGCGCAGCGCCTCACAGAGGGCGTAGGTGTGCCCCAGGACTGCCTCTGCGATGTTCTTCCGTGCCTCTTGCTGGGCGGCGTAATCAGCGAAGGTGGTAGTCATTGGTTGGTTGCGTATGAGAGTATTATAGGGGCACACAGGCACCTCTGGTGAGGTCAGTATGCCAGTTCCACATCTGGCACATAGTGGTTGTCATCGTCCAGGTATCCCATCCAATCTGCAGGGTCTGTGTCATAGAGTTCAATCTCACGAATCTCATCAATCAATTCAGACAGTTCGACAGAGTTCATTGGGTTTCCCTCAATTATGTAAGTATTATAGCAGAAAACCCGCCTTGTGGGCGGGTCTTGTGCCAGTTATCAATGTGGCGGCGGAAGTGGCGGACGATTCATTTCTACGGTAGTCTTTTGGAGATTAAACATTACACCATCCAGAAACTTGGCGACAGGTCCAAATCCAATAGTTGTAACAATAATACCAAAGATTGTGCCAGAAATGAAGTTAAACATTACTTGTTCATCTGGAGAGTGGGAACAGGCATTCCTCCTTCAGTTGGAACATAGATGGTCACATTACCTTTGTTAGAACCTTCTTCAAGTCCAGTGATATACAGGTACTGAAGATATTCACGATTATCTTTCAGTGAATTACCAATAATCTGGTTTGCTTTTGCAACACCAGTAGCACGAATCACTTCAGCATCAGCAAGTTGTTGTGCCGAATCTTTCTTTGCTTGTGCTTCCAAAACTGCAACTTGGCGAGTATATTCTGCCTTTTGAAGTTCTGCTTTACCTTGTAGAGATTGTGCCCACACATTATAAAGCGGACCAACCACTGCATTGATAATAAACAGGGAGAGAATAAACGAAACGCCAATAATTGTGGCATTTCTCATAGTATTATCTTGTGTCATTTTTTCAGTCCAGAGTAGATATTAAGAGCAAGATCTCCGATACAATAACCAAAGGCAAATGCTGCCATAACTGTAGTAATCATTTGGAAGAACCTCCAGAGTTCTTAAAAATCATATTTGCAAGAATAATAATAGCAAGATTCTGCCAGAAGGTCAATGATACACTGAACCACGACAGAATGAGACCAAGCAACCATGCTTCAACTAAAATACTTGCCGCTACAATAACAACGGCAGCAAGAGTAACACCGACAACAGTAGAAGTTTTCATAGGTCAAACAGCAAGTGCTCCAGAAGGGATTTTAATTTCTTTTACAATATCAGGATGAACATCACCGTGCAAATCATAGCACACCCACTCACCATTGGTAAAGAGGTAAGCATACTCTTCACCATTGCACAGATACTCATTCAGATCTTTGTCGTGGCGAGGAGGAGTATCTTCAGCAAGACGTTGAGAGTAATACTGAGGACCATAAGATCCATCAGCACTACCATCCCAACGTTCATCAGTCCAGCAAGAACTCATATCACCACCATCAATCAGTTCGGCAGCAAGTTCTTTGTTATTGTAATGAGTCTTCAGAATACGACCCAACCATTCGGGATAACCATCCCAGTGGTGGTAGGCAGAGAGCACAGAACCGTCAGAGAGTTCAATACCAATGCGAGAGCGGGTTGCCATTGAGGGCGTTTGTCGATTACCTTGTTAGTATAGGGCATCCACCAGGGGATTCTGTGCCTGCTGTGCCAGTTTCAGGACTGCCACACAGCAATCAACTCATTTGCCTTTTTCCTGCTATTACCTTTAGCAGATATGGTTCTGGTCACTTGAATCGGATAGATTTTAGCATTTTTATAAAGTTCTCTTGCAAATGGAACATCATGATTAGAAAGTATCACTTTAATTCCACGATTTGCCAGAGAATCACATAACTTTGCAAGTTCTATTTGCTGTTGATGTGTAAATCCTTCTGCTGCATAATCTGTAAATGATGCAGTATCAGAAATTGGAATGTATGGAGGGTCAAAGTATACAGTATCCCCTGCCTCTAAATCATCATACAATGATGAATCTTCGAAAGAAAGTGATGTAAATCTCACCAATTGTTTGGACAAGAAATACATTCTGAAGTTCATCATTTCTTCAGATGGACAAGATGGTTTATCATACTTACCAAATGGAACGTTAAATTCACCTTTCTTGTTATATCTTGACAATCCATTGAAACAGTGACGATTCAAATAGATGAAAAGTCGTGCCCTTTCTGTAGCATCTATTGCTTGATTAAAGTGCTTTCGCAACTCTAAATACGCTTCTTTGGTATTATTATCTGATGTAAAGAGTTCTTCGCAATAATGGATAAAACTGTCATCATTTGGATTCACCAAATTATGATAGATTGATACCAAATCTTTGTTTACATCGTTGAGAATGTATTGGTCTGCTGGAGTATTCAGAGCAACCGCAAGACTACCACCAAAGGGTTCACAATAACGTTTTGGATATCCGATATGAGGAATAAGATGAGGCAGGACCCGTGTTTTGTTTCCTGCCCACTTCAAGAAGGTTTTGTTCATTTAGTAGGGTCTTTCAATTCTTATTTGTTAATCCAGCACTGAAACTCTACTATGAAAAAAGAGGGTTGTCAACCCTCTTTACAGTTCAATCTTCGTAAATTCTACATTCTGGTGCATCAGGATGTGTATCACAATAAAGTTCTAGTGGTGTAGGATCGTGTGAGTCTTCTGGATGATTTGCCTTATAAGTTTTCAGTGCTTCTAATTCTTCTTCAGTGTGTCTCCTGGATTGTGGAGAAGTCATTGGGTCACCCAGAATATCAACATCCCTCTGAATGTGTTGATCGATATTATCCATTGTTTTGTAGCATTATGGTATATTTATTTTATCGTGGTGTGCAATCACCCTTCCCTTCAAGAGATCGAACCATTAACTCTGTAAATTTTTCCATTTTTTCAGCAGAAACTGTTTGTGGAGCGTATGTAATAGCATCTTTCAGTGCTACAAGTTCGTTCCATTCTTCTTTTGTAAGAGTTTCAGGTCCAGTTTTTGCTAGAGTCATAGATTTTTTGCGATGTGTTCCAATATTAGCATTTCAACATATAACTATCTATCAACTTAATGTTTTCTTTGGGATTGTTTCACATTAGTTAATATATTTTGACAAATAATCTAGTTTCAAATCCACAGAAAGAATGTAACGATCATTGATTCCACTATGAAAGACACTATGATAATATGGACCACCATCCTTGAAGGATAAAAGTTTGCCTTCTTCCCAAGTTCTAGTCTCATCACCAACAGTAATTTTACATTTAGGATCGCACAATAGTCCAAGATGAATTCTCATATACTTTTTAGAATATCCTTGATGTGGACGAATAATAGTTCCAGGAGACAAAATACTTACAAAAACGTTTGCCAATATTCCTTCTTTTTCTGGTTTTTTAATTATATTATGAATCGTTGGATAAACCCATTTTCTATACCTAGTGATGAGAGATTCTAAGTCTTTTCCTTTACCTGCTTTTCTAACTACAGTGTTTACTTCAGCATAATCAGTATCAAATTTTGACATTGGAGCAACTCTCCAATCATTTTCATACATCTTAACTCTTTTACCAGTATTTAAATCACTAATTTTAAATTTAGGATATGCACCAACAAATTTTGGAAACAAAAACTTAGTAATTAATACTTCTCTCCGTATTTGTCTCCATTTTTTTATAAACTCTCTACAGATTGGTTCATCAATTAAATAATCTTCCCAAAAAGCAGGTTCATTCATTACTTACCTCAATGACTTGACTTGCACACTTACCACCAAATCCAAATGAATTATTCAGAGTTTTAAGAACATCACCAACTATTTTAGTTGGTTTACGAACTAAAACTTTATGTGTGTCATATGAACATTCTACCATATTTTGGCAATGAGGAATTATTTTGTTCTTCATCGACTCAATTGCATAGATTGCCTCAAGAATACTTGCAGCAGCAAGAGTATGACCAATCTTACTCTTTGGTGCATACACTGGGACGTTAGGAAAACGTTCGGTGATGATTTGATATTCCACAGGATCACCAATTGGAGTCGATGTTGCGTGTGCAGAAACTGCATCCACAGAATCAATTCCTTTCAATGCTTTATCTAATGCAATTTTTGCACCTCTACCATCATCTGCAGGAGAAGTGAGATCAAAAGCATCAGATCCTGCACCAACCGAATATAGTTTGGCATGTTTAGTTGAGTTAAACTCTTTTACTTTTTCTTCACTTTGAAGAATCAAAATACCCGCACCTTCACCCATTACAAATCCTTCTCTACTATCATCAAAAGGAGCATTATTATTCCCAAGAGCCCCGATAGCAGCAAAGTATTTCATTGCAATCTCAAATACACCAGCATCTGCACCACCAACGATGATATAATCATACTCATCAAGAATTCTCATTGCATAGTCAATGGAATACAATCCAGTTGCACAAGAAGCATAAAGCGCAAAGGATGCACCCATAAAACCATAGTGAGAACAGATCTGCGCGGCAATAATATCTGGAATGCGATTCACAACTTTAAAAGGATTTACTCTTTTGTTATCCTTTAATTTTTGAAAGTTTCCATCAAGAAATTCAACATCATTTGAGACTGAAGAAACAATTACAGCAACGTTTGGAGTTAAAGGAAGACCAGACATTTTTAATGCCTGATCAGTTGCATGAATTGCAAATTGTTGTGCCCGCGTCATATTTGCGGTAATTTTTGGTGTAAACGTTTCTGGTAACTGAATGAGTGAGTCATCTACAGGAATTCCTCTGTGAATCTTATGTTCACCCATAAAATCCACATCTACAGAGTAATCATTATCGTTCAGCATATTTGCAAAACAATCTTTCGGATTATTTCCGAGAGCATCAATCAACCCATAACCAACAACATATGCAGATGCAACCATACAATCAATCCTTAGAATCTAAAAAATTATCGAGAACATCAAGATCATCTTTGAGTTCTTGTTCCTGTTTTTTATCATGATAATAAGACCAAAGAGAATTATGAACATCCATCAGATGATCTACCCAGAAACCAACAGGATAAATTCCTAGAGCATCTTGCAGACCACGATGACTACAACCCTCAGATTCTGCCTTACACATAATGTAGCAGATTGCCTGAACCATATCAAGTTTATCCTCTTCGGAAAGCATAAAATACTTTCCTACTGCACGTTGCTTTGCCTCTTCATTTGCTTTCTGCATTTCTTTGAAAGTATCAGAATCCCACCACTCTTGGAGTGCTTTGCCGAAGTCATTAGGTTGTTTTTCGTCCATTATCAGTCTCCAAACATAGTTCCAAAGAAACCAGAGTCTCCTGATTTACGATTTTCAAGTTTATCTAGCAAAGAATCAGTGCTCTGTAGAGATTCAATACGACTGATAAGGTCAGCAATTACACTACAAACCATTGGACGTTCTTGACGTGCTGCGAATGCTAATGCATTTCTCAATGATGCTTCTGCTTCTTTCAGTGATTCTTCAACTTGTTGTCCCAACGCCATCTTCATCCTCCATAATCATACAGTCAATACACGATTGTAATTCTAACATATCTTCCATAGAAAGTCCATCTAAGGAGACAACATTGTAGTCATTAAATGCAATGTTAAGAGTATAAAACTCACCATCATATGTTCCGCTTGTTTGAATTCTTCTAGTCATTTTACTTTTTTCAAAAGATAAGAACCATCACCATTATCAACCCATTCAATTTGGTCTCCTTCTTTCAAATTTGCTGCTTCTAAAAGGTCATCTGGGAACATTACAAAATATTCTCCACTTATACCATCCATTTCAACAGGAAGTTTCCACTTAACAACTTTATTTTGTTGTTTTTGAGCGGCATCACACATTGCATTCAGTTCTTCTTCTGTATATTGAAGTGCCTCCATATCACTATGACCCCAAGGTGGCATAATGTCTTCTATTTTAGGTTCTTTATATTCTTCTGGGTAATAATTTTCTTCCCAAAAACTGTTCCAAGCACCCTTACATTCTGGTGAAGGATTGTCCTTGTCACAACTTAAAACTTTATCTACACAATCATCATATGCCTCAATATGTCCCTTACCATTACCATTCAGAAGAGCAAGAAGTTCATATGCCCGACTTGTATGATTCTTATAACAATAATACTGCTCTTCAACTGTTTTTTTAATCACATCATAGATTTCTTGAGGTGATGCTTCTGCAGCAGAAAGAGAATCATATATCCAGTTTTCAAGTTGTTCAAGAGAATACTTCTTGTAGTCAAAGTCGCTCATTGTGTTCTTCCTTGATTGCTTGCTCTATTATAACTTGAAGTTCGGCGGAAGTCAATCCATTCAACCATTTCCAATTTGGGTCTTCCTTGTCCCACTCTGCTGTATATGATCCGTCAGCATTTTGTGTAATCTTAAAAGAGTCTTCCATCAACATTTATCACAATTTGTGTCTTTATGTTGTTTGCGAATCTTTTTGAGTTGCTTCAGTTCTTCCTTAATCATCTCATAGGCAGCATCAGCATTAATTTTATCACCCATTTCCAGAGCAACAATAATTTCAACTCTTGTTCCAAAGTGGGATAATGCAGTCTCAAAACAATCTAATTCATACATTTTTTTCAGTCCTACAATGTTCTACAAGAATATCTATACGGGCATCAACTGCTTCAATTGAGTTCATTACTTCATACAGTGTGTTTGTTAGTTCAATGTTCTCTTCTTCAAGACGTTTGACATCTATTAAGAGTCCAAGATACTTTTCTTGCAAATCTGCAACTCTACAGGTAATTGTCCAATCAGTTTGAGCAATTGGTTTCTTTGATGGAGCAAAGAACCATTTGAATGCTTTACGAATCACTATTTCACTCCAATTTCTTTTAGATAAGCATTATAACGCATAAATCTTTGAACACTCGGTTGGTCTTTGATTCCTAACTGATGACATATCTCACAGTAACAAATCCACTCATACCAGGATGTTGTGGGGTCTAGAGTATGATAAGGAAAGTCAGAGTTTTCCACCTACCTGTCCCTCATAAGTTTGGGATTCAGGGAAACCTTCCTGCCGTCCTTTAAGATAAAACCTTGTTGCGGAGATACACTGGTCTTTAGTGAGAGAGGTGAGAATGGGTTTGTCTTCTTTATCAAAAGAATCCCAAGTTCCCCATCGTTGTTCTTTAACATAAAAGGTATCATCAATTAGATTCTTTTCTTCGCTCATTGACTTTTTTTACCATTTCGTGTAGTTGTTTCAGTGCTTCAATTGTTTCAGGAGTTTCTTCCCAAGTCCAATCGTTATCGTTTTTGTCTTTATAAGTTCTTTCAGTCATATTTACAACTCAATTTAATGTCTTTCTTTTTTAATTTGTATCGATCAATGTGAATTTGACGATGTTCTTCGGTTTGAAAATAGCACTTGCGAACTTCTTTACCTTCCTTATGTACAAGTTTGTATGGAAATTGGTCAAAAGGAAACTCTTCAGTGTGTTCCATAATGTATGGTTGTAACGGGTTCAAGTATAGGGCAAATTGGTTGGAAAGTCAATCCCACCACCAACAAAGGTTTTCAAGTGTGTTGAGAAACTGCTCATAATAAACAGTGCGACTTGGATTTTCCTTTCCATCTTTCATATCTTGAAGATACTGGATAATACCACGAACCACTGGAGTATCTTGAAAGTATTCTCTCATTGAATACACACCAAACTTTTCGTGATACCGAATAAAGTCGTGAAGAGGCATCATATTACGACGATATGCGCGGATGAATACATCTTCTTCCTTAATTCCATTCTTGTTTAGAATTTGAAGTGGTGTGTATTTCTCACCATCTTTTTCTTCATCAAGTTCTTCTTCATCATCAAAGACAAAGTGAAGGTCTTCATAATAACTGTCAAGCAAATCTTTATCAGGTGCTACACGAAGTTCTTCATTTTTCTCCATATAATACTTCACACGGTTAATCGCATCTTCATTCGTCAGACGAAAGACAATGTTTCCAATGTAATAGTTAATGGGAGCACCAGAAAATGCTTCTGATTCTTGTTTACGAAATGATAGATGAAGAATTTCAAATCCAGGTTCTTCATCAGCATCCATTACTAATCCTTGAGAAATACTCATTTGAACCCCTTTTGCTTAATATCTAAAACTTCAATGTGACTCAAAAACTGTCCTGCTGTTTGAAACCAAGTAACCTGAACATCTTCATAATTATCAAACACAACTTCTCTACCATCATTATACACTACCTTGTAATGATGGCGAAGATAAGGTTTGTCACAAGTTTGTTTGAATGTTTTTACTTCTTGTTGATTGTCGTCAATAGCAACCATAACCAAATCTCCAAAATAACTAAAATACTAATCTCAACTAGAACTGGTGGAAGATTCATCTACAATTTGTTCAAGGTATTCTGTAATCACTTTTATAAAATCTTCTTCCGTCCAAGTATTAAACATTGATTCTTGTAGGTCATTTTCATCCCAAGTAATCTCAAATGACCCGTCTTCGTTAGGTGTGACTTCAACCATTTAGTTTCTCCGTGAATACAATCCCTTTAATGTGGTCAATTTCGTGAAGGATACAACGTGCCTCAATTCCTTCATACCATTCTATCATAGGATGTCCATTTAGTCCACGATATTTGATTTTGACTCTTTCTGGTCTTTGAATATCATAAAATTGTTGAGGAAATGATAAGCACCCTTCGTTTATTACACAATCATTCTTTGAGAAATCAAGTATCTCTGGATTAATCATTACCTTTGGTTCATTATTCACAAGAACCACAATGATTTGTTTGAGTATTCCAACTTGATTTGCTGCCAATCCAATACCATTATTTTCAATCATTGTGCGTGTCATATTCGCAGCAATGTTTCTCACAGTATCATCAATCTTATCAACTCTCTTTGCTTTTCTACGAAGCAATATGTCGTCTTCTTTTAGCAGTTCCATATCTCAACTGCGTATGATAGTGTATTTAGTCCCAAGGTGCTCTTCGTTGTAACACTCTCGCAATCTTTTCGTTATATTGTGGTGGTTCGTTGAGTTTCTCTACAAGGACATCAAAATCTTCTTTGGATAGCACAATGCGTTCAGGTTTTGCCCCTTTGCCCCAAAACTTCTCAAACTCATATTGGTAGTTCATATCCAACCACCCAGAATTAATAGAGTGCCAAAACTCCCCCCACACGTGGTAATCATCAAAGCGGAAACCATAATGACTTATAAGACGATACCACCACCAGAATGGCGAGTATTTAATCGGTTTAAATCCGATTATCCACTTGTTTAAGAACACAGGAAAGTCCATTACCAGACCTTCATTGTATCAAAGATTTTCATCTCACCACAGTGTTTACAACGCAGAATATACTTACTACCACAAGGCAGAGGCACTTCATCACCCTCTTCTACACCATATTTGATTTTAGTGCCAGTATCAAAGATTTTCTTTTCGTTATGAACTTCCCAGTGATGCCAGCAACCACTCAATAGAAACTGAAATAGTTTAATCATTGTTCTTTCACCACACAAGACGAAGTGCATTTAAGATTACCAGAAGACCCAGACACAGTGGAATTGTGTTGAGGTGTCTTCTCTGGTGTTAGATTATAGGATATAATTGCGGAAAAGAAAAACGCAAGTGCGGGAATCGCAACATACTGTAAATAAGTTTTACTACTCATCGCAGTTTCCTCTTGATTTTGTTAAGACAATCGTTGAAACCTTCTACCATATCCTCAACTCCAAGAGATTGAGAACCAGCAGCAGATTGTTCTTTCGGCAACCAGTTGGATATTCTAGACACAAGGTCATCAATAGAGGTTTCCATATCGTCATTGGATTGAACTGTAAAAATATCTTCCCACCAATCGTAAATCAAATCGGTAAGAGATTGTCCCAGTTCAAACTTCAAGAACTCTGGTGGGTCTTTTTTCCATTTCTCCAACAACTTATCTATATCAATATTATCATAGATGCCTTCTGCTGGAGTATCAATTTTCTTTTGAATTTCTTTCCACTTTTCTGTTTTTTGTGCTTCTACAAATGCCTCTTTGAGTGATTGTTCTGTTTGTTCTGGTGTTTGTGGTGTTGGTTCCCACTCTCCTACCTTATAATCCTTTTGTGCGGACTTATAACCTGCTTGAAAATTTTCCCAACATCCATCAGTAACATCAGTCATAGGATAGTTACCATAAACTCTTTTATATGCTTCTTCTACTGGTGATTTTGTTTTTTCCAGTTCTTCAAGGAATGAGAGTTTCTTTTCAAGCACAAATATTTGTGCTTTTACTCTTTCAATTTCGTTATTGAATGCCATTAAATAACCTCAGTTTTACTTGACGAATTGCTTCATTAAATCCAATAGAATACTCTGGTAGTCCAGGACCTTTTTTAGGTTCAGGAATATGCTCCCTAATCAAATCTCTCACTCTATCTGCCATCTCATCACACTCAACTGTATCACCAAGTTTAGTTTTTATCAACCCCCAGAGTTTATCATAAAAACTTTGAGGTTCTTCAATCCTCTTATATTTTACACCACCAATCTCAATAGTGTCTGGTGGTTCTTTATCTTTGTTGAGAGGTCCATAAACTTGTTCCATTAGATTTTGGAAATCTTTTTCAATACCAAACATTAGAGTGCCTCCA